ACCAAGTGAACACCGGGCCAGAATATGTTGTGCCGCTTACTGGTTGGGGCGCAGGGGCTTGGGGTTCTGGCACGTGGGGAAATGGCGGCACATCCGTCAACGCAATCCAGCTCTGGAACCAGATGAATTATGGGCAGAATCTGCTCTATGGCCCACGAGGGTCGCCGCTGTATTACTGGGACGCTAACACGGGATACCAAAACACGGCATTTACCGTAACGATTGCTAGTCCTGCGGTGTTAAGTTTAGGGTACGCGCTGGATAATGGCACCGCCGTGACTCTGACTACAACTGGGTATTTGCCTACTGGCTTAGTCCCGGGCACTGTTTACTATATAACTAATGCTAGCGGCGCTACATGCAACCTGTCTGCCACCTACGGCGGAGCCGCAATTAACACTTCTGGATCTCAGTCCGGTACGCATTATATCGCCGCTCGCGGGTACCCTCTTGCAAGCGTAGGGGGGTCTGACGGCTACACCCCGCTCTATCAAAACACATTTACCGTTTCAGACGCCAGCCGGTTTGTCTTGATGTTTGGGACAAATGATTACGGCAGCACAATTCTTGACCCGATGTTAATTCGTTGGTCAGACCAAGACTCATTGACCACATGGTATCCGGCAATCACTAATCAGGCAGGTAGTGTGCGGTTGTCGCACGGCTCAAAAATAGTTACGACCGTACAAAGCCGTCAAGAAATAGTTGTGCTTACCGACAGTTCCGTATATTCGTTGCAGTATCTTGGGCCGCCCTACGTCTGGAGTTCGCAGCTCCTTGGTGACAACATTTCTATCGCCGGACCAAATGCTACGGCGCTTGCTTCTGGTATTACGTACTGGATGGGCATAGATAAGTTCTACAAATACGACGGTCGGGTTCAGACGCTTAGCTGCGACTTGCGGCAATATGTATTTGAGAACATAAATAAGAGCCAATTTGACCAAGTTTTTTGTAGCACCAACGAAGGCTTTAACGAGGTCTGGTGGTTCTACTGCTCGGCCAGCAGCAATGTGGTTGACAGGTACGTTATCTACAACTACCTAGAAAACGTCTGGTACTACGGCACGATGGGGCGCACCGCTTGGATTGATAGCGGGCTGAATGACTACCCGATTGCGGCGACTTATTCCAACAATCTTGTGTGGCACGAAAACGGTGTAGATGATTGCGCCGACTCAATCACGGGCGCTCCTATTGACTCGTATATTCTGTCGTCTGAGTTTGATATTGACGACGGGCACAACTTTGGGTTTGTGTGGCGCATGTTGCCAGACCTTAAATTTGACGGATCTACCGCAGCTTCGCCTCAAGTAACCATGACACTGTACCCCATGCAGAACTCCGGTTCAGGGTACAATAACCCACTATCAGAAGGCGGCACGGCCTACGCCACATCTACTCGCACAGCTACATATCCAATTGAACAGTACACGGGGCAGATCTACACCCGGGTGCGCGGACGCCAGTTAGCGTTTAAGATTGAAGGTAACCAGCTTGGGTTGCAGTGGCAGCTCGGCGCTCCCAGACTCGACATTCGCAATGATGGTCGCAGATGAGTAATATCGTAGCCCCGCGCCTACCCAACTCAACGGTTGCGTACGATCAAAACTACATTAACGAGCTTACCAACATTTTACGGTTGTACTTCAATCAAGTTGATAGCGCGGTTAATCGACCAAGTACTCCCTTAACGGTAGCCCAGTTATCAAGCGCGGTTGTGTCGGGTGTAGGTGCTAGGGGATTTGTTGTTGACTCTTCTGTGTCTACGTTTGGCTCCACTGTAGCCGGTGGCGGGTCAACTAAAGTGCCTGTATATTCAGATGGCACAAATTGGAAAGTTGGATAATCATGAGCCTACATAATCTTGCCCAGCATATGGCGTCCTATGGACGCAACGGCGACTCGATGCTTATGCACGTAACGCCCGACGAGGTTCACGGACTCCAACGCTTGGCTATGGCGCACGGCGGTTCGTTGACTATTAACCCACACACGGGGCTGCCGGAAGCAAACATATTCAGTCAGGCGTGGAAAGCAATTAAACCTGTTGCTGCTCCGTTGGCTGGCGCTGCGCTTAACTACTTTGTGCCCGGACTTGGCACTATGATGGGTGGCATATCCAACGCGGCTGCGGCAGGTTTGCTTACTGGCGGCGTTGGCGCTCTGGCTACGGGCAGTTTGCAAAAAGGTCTCATGGCGGGGTTAGGCGCTTATGGTGGGGCAAGTCTTGCAGGATCGCTCGGTGCGGCTGGTGCAGGTGCAGGTGCAGGTGCAGCGGCACCAATTGTAGAAGCAGCGCCGGGGATTCCTACGCAAGCTGCTACGGATGCCGCAAGTGGGGCCGCCAATCAAGTGTCGGGTGCGTCGCAATGGCACTCTATAGGCAACGCTGGAGCTGGCGCTGGAGCAAACGCAGTCACGCCAAGTATTACGGACAGACTAGTGGCTGGCGCAAAGGATTTTATGAAGGCTCCGCTTAGTACTTTGGGCGGTGGCAACCCGTATTTAGGCGCAGGAGTTCTAGCAGCCACGACGTTGCCGGTCATATCTAGTATTCAAGCTAATCAAAAAACAAACATGCCTTCGCTGTCGTCGGTAACTCCCACAAGTTACGTGCGGCCAATCATTCTTAATCGCCGGCAAAACACAGACCCATACAGCGATGTTGGTGAGCGCCGATTCTTTAACGATGAATACACTGTGGCTCCGCCGTACAAGGCTGCTACGGGTGGCGTAGTTGCGTTTAATCAGGGCGGTTTGGGTTCGTTGGGCGGCTACTCTGATGGCGGGCGCTTGCTTCGCGGCCCCGGTGATGGCGTGTCAGACAACATCCCGGCAACTATTGGGGATCGTCAACCAGCGCGGCTAGCCGATGGGGAGTTTGTTGTGCCGGCGCGCATCGTGTCTGAGATTGGCAACGGCTCAACCGAGGCAGGAGCGCGTAAACTGTACGCCATGATGGACCGCGTTCAACGAGCACGAAGAAAGACGGTAGGCAAACATCAAGTAGCCGCCGACACAAACGCAGAACGCCTGCTGCCCGCATAAGGAATAGTCATGGCCGATCCACAGCAGATTATCCAGTCGCAGACAACGATCCCGGACTACGCACGCGCTCAGGTCGAGCGCTTGCTTGGCGTCACTGAGGGGTCGATTTATAATTATCAGCTCGGTCCAGACAATCAACCGATATATAAAGACGCCACTGGCAAAATAGTACCTGCGGGTACTCCAGACGCGCAGCCCGTTATTACCGGGCTTAAACCCTACCAAACATATACCGGCGGCGAGCGAATTGCCGGCCCGGACGTACTTAGCCAGCAAGCATATAACACGCTCCAGAACATGGGGCTTGGCGCTCAGGCAGGTAACACACTCCAGAACATGTACAACATGGCGGCGCAGGCAGGTACGTCCGCGTACGCCCCCAGCTTTTATGGCAACCAGTACGCAACCCCAAGTGCGTATAGACCGGGGCAGTTTGGTTACCAAAATGTAAGCACGCCGGCTGCGCAGTATTTTCAAATGCAGCAGCCGCAGAACGTCGCAGGCGCAGCCGCAAACGCAGCACAACTGGGTGGCTCCCCAACAGCCACAGCTCAAGCAATGCAGGCCGCGCAGATGGGGGCAGCGCCCACTGTTAGTGGGCAGACAGGGCTGGCTTCGCTTCTTGCTGCTTCCCCCCAGATGCAGGCGGCGCAAGCCAATCTTACGCAACTAAACGCAGCGCCTACATACACCGGGCAGCAGCTTAACTATTCCCCACAAAGCCTTGGTTATCAGGCGGTTGGCGCGGAGCGTGTGAATGCTCTGCCTCTGCGCGATCTGCAAATGCAAGCCGCGCGGGATGTCTCGGGGCTACCTTCTGTATCTGCCAACCAAATAGCTGCTGCCACTACTAACTACGCCCCGAACTTGCAACAGTATGCAATGGGACCGGCGCAGCAAGTAAGCACGCAGTCTTTTGCGACCCCCAGCGCGGCTGCGGCGTACATGTCTCCATACATGCAAAGCGTGGTGGACATCCAGCAGCGCGAAGCGCAACGCCAAGCAGACATCCAATCGACCAAGCGCGGTGCTCAGTTTGCTCAAGCCGGAGCTTTTGGTGGGTCGCGTCAAGCTATTGAGAATGCCGAGGCTGCTCGCAATCTGGCTACACAGAAAGGCGACATCCAAGCTCAAGGTTTACAGTCGGCATACCAGCAAGCGCAACAACAATTCAATGTTGAACAGCAGGCACGACTATCTGCGCAACAAGCAAACCAACAAGCCGGACTTACAGTAGGACAGCAAAACTTAGCTGCGCAATTAGGCACACAGCAGCTTGGCACACAAACTGGCACGCAGCTAGCGCTTGCAAATCTTAACAACCAACAACAGGCCGCAGTCCAAAACGAGGCCAACAATCTGCAAGCGCAGGGGATGAACGCCCAACAAGCTTTGCAGGTGGCGTTGGCTAATCAAGGCGTGCAACAACAGACCGGAGTGCAGAATCTTAGCGCTCTGCTCCAGACGCAGGGTCTCGGCGCACAAACAGGCTTGCAGGCGCAGCAACTAAATCAACAGACCGGACTTCAGGCTTTGCTTGCTAACCAGCAGGCGGGCATGCAGACGGGACAATTCAACGCACAGCAAGCCTATAACACCGCGCTACAAAACGCCCAGCTAGCGCAACAGCAGCAGCTTGCTAACCAAGGACTGCAAGGACAGTACGGCCTACAACAAGGCCAAATGAATCAGGCGACTGCTCTACAGAACGCTCAGCTCGCGCAACAGGCGGCGGCTAATAATCAGCAGTACGGTGCGCAGTACGGTCTGCAACAGGGGCAGATGAACCAGCAGATGGCAATGGCTAACCTTGCTAATTTGCAACAGGCGGCGCTGGCTAACCAGCAGTACGGCGCGCAGTACGGTCTACAGCAAGGGCAATTTAATCAGGCAGCAAACGCCGCCAACCAACAAGCGGCTAACCAAGTTGCGCTCGCTAATCAAGCGCTGGCTGGACAGTACGGGCTAACACAGGGGCAGTTTGGGCAGGCGGCTGCGCTACAAAACGCTCAGATGCTACAACAAGCAAACCTTGCAAACCAGCAGGCTGGGCTTACGACGGGGCAACAAAATCTTGCGGCTAGTTTGGGCGTACAACAGTTGTACAACCAACAGGCTTTGCAGGCGGCGCTTGCTAATCAGCAGGCCGGGATGACTACGCAGCAGCAACAAGAGGCAGCAAACCAATACGGTTACGGGCAACAGATGGCCGCGCTCGCTAATCAGGCGCAATATGGTCAGGCAGCTAATCAGCTACAAGAGCAAGCAAACCAATACGGCGCAGGCTTTGGGCTGCAAGCGCTTCAGGCTGGGATGCAGGGAATGCAGAACTACGGCAACCTGAGCGGGCTGTACAACCAGCAGGCCACAAACATTGCCAACGCGCAGAACCAAATGGGCGTGCAGGCTCAAAACTACGTACAGCAACAGCTCACGCAGAACTACAACGACTTCCTCAACCAGCAAAACTTCCCATTCCAACAGATTGGGCAGCTATCAAACGTGTTGCGCGGAGTGCCGCTATCTCAGCAGACGCAGGCTATATATCAACAGCCGCCAAGTTTGGCTTCGCAGGCTGCGGGTTTTGGTACGGCTGCGATTGGTGCGGCCAATCTGTTTAAGGCTAAAGGCGGTATGATTCGTCAGCCACGCGGGTTGCCTGCACTCGCAATCGCTCAGATGGGATAAGGTAGAACCATGTCTTTGCAAAGCGTCGCCCACCCAGACATCGCCAAAGTTCACTCCATGCTGTCCAAGATGGACGGCCCCCAGCTTCAACAGTTCGCTGCTGCGCATCAAGATAACGCCATCTACGTCAGCCTCGCCATGCAGGTGGACAAGGATCGCAAAGAAGAGATGCAGCGTCTGCAAGCGCTGATGACTGGGCGCGAGCAACCGAAAGTTATTTCGCAAGCCGTAGCCGCGCTTAGTCCTCAAAGCATGATTCCTCCCGGGATGGGAGGACAAGGTGGGGCGCCCATGCCGCCACCCGGAGGACCACAAGGTCCGATGCCACCGCAGGGTATGCCCCCACAAGGGGGGCCGGGAATGCAGATGCCCCCTGCCGCTCCGCCTGTTCCACAGGCTCCACCTTCCGGTCCTAGCGCGGCCCAGCCGGGTATCGCCGCTTTGCCTGCTCCAAATATGCAGGGTATGGCCGACGGCGGGATCGCTGGGTACGCGGATGGCGACGAGGCTGTTGGCTATGCCGAGGGTGGTGTGCCCCGGTACGATGGTGCTGAGACTAGCGTTGTGCGCGCGCCTAATATTTCTATGACGCCGACTTCTGAACGTGCGCTTACTGGACAAGAATTGTGGGCAAATCAACCACCAATGTATGACTACTTGATGGGGGATGATTCAGCGGACGCGCAAGAAAAAGCGCAGCGTGCAAAAGATCGTTTGGCAATGGGGAGTGGGCTGGGGAAAGCGTATGCTGCCGCCAAAGATGTGCTGACCTTGCCCGGGCGGGGGGTTGCAGGAGCGTTTGAGACGGCGGTTACTCGCCCTTTACGCGCTGCCGGTGTTCCCATGCCGTATTTGCCAGAATCTTTTTATGGCGGCGACCGATCCAGCGCAACACCATACATGGACGCCATTAGGCAGCAAGAACAAAAAGCGGCGGCTTCTGGGCAGTTGCCTCTGCCGGCCGGCGTTAAACCAGCGCAAGGGCGCGGTTTGGGTGTAGGCGAATATGCGCAGCCGTTTGTAAAACCTGCTGGAGAAGAAGCTGCGGCTGCGCCTACACAAACATATGCAGGTATTTATGATTTAGTTAGTCGTGGTGGTGGGCGCCCAAGTTTGAGTGTTGGCGCAGGAGCTGGGATTGGTGCAGGCATGAAAGGACCGCCGACATTAGCTATGCCCGATAAGCTCACAGCAGCGAAAGCAATGGAAAACGTGGGTCAGTTTTTTGACACTAAAGATCTTTACGCACAGGCAGACAAAGCCAGAGCAGAAGCGCTTGGGCGGGCGGAAGAAACGGCGCAGTTTGTAAAATTTAATAAGCCCGGGCTACCTTTCCAAGAGTTGGCTAAAAAGCTTGATACTGAAGAGTTCAACGAGATTGGGGAAAAAGAAAAAGCCCGAGGCATGGCGTTGATGATGGCCGGTTTCAAGATGATGGAGTCGCCTTACGGCGGCAAGGGACTAGGCGCGTTCTTACGCAATATGGGGGCAGGCGCTACCGTTGGGGCTAAAGAACTTCAACAGGCTAACAAAGAGTTTAAAGAGCTTGCGCAGAAGCGTATGCAGATGCGGGTCACCATTGAAGCAGCGCAGGATGCCGCCAAGCGCGGAGATTTTGATCGAGAGATTGCATTGCGCACGCGAGCCGACCAAATTTCGGATAGGGCAGAAGACCTTAAGGCGCAGATTGCACAAACGGCTTGGGGCAATAAGGCTCAAGGCGCTCTGTCCGCATTCCAACACTCGGAAAACGTGTATAACCAGTTCAAGATTGCAGACTTTAACGCGAAAAACGAGGCGTACAATACGCAGCTTCGTGAAGCGGGAGCAACCACAAGGTCTAATGCGCAGATTGCCGCACAAAGGCAGTCCGATTTGTTTAAAGCGTCGCTACCACCAGAGTCACTACGGGCTGCGGCTATTTTGGGCGGCGCTAAGCCCGGAGAAACGGGTACGCCAGAACAAATAAAAGCGGGGCTTACGCTGATTAATAGCGAAAAATTCAATCCGCAAGCTGCTTACTCTAAGTATTTGACGGAATGGAAATCCAATCCAATGAAGCCAGAAGAGAGGATGCTCACGTATCCCGAGTACTTGGCGATGTTTGGTGCAGGTAAAGTGGTAGATAAACTCCCCGCAAACGCTCTTGTCCGCAACCCGCAATAACTATGGCCGGCTACATTCAACTGCCTGACGGGTCGTACTTTCAACTAAAGCCCGGACAGGACGCGATGGACGGCTTCTATGCCGCGTCGCAGTTGTACCCGGATGCGTTCGGAACTAAGCCGCAGACGCCCAAAGCGCCAGAAGAAAAGGGTCTGATACCCGCGCTCAAGGGGTCGTTCCAGACGATGAAGGGCGAGGCTGCGCTCACAGCCGGCAAGCTCGGCTTGATGGATGAAGCGGAAGCGCAGAAGTATTACGAGCAACAGAAAACCAAAGCCTACAAGCCGACTGAAGAGGGCTGGCTAGAAGCGCCCCTGCTCAAGACTAAGGAGTTAATTGGCGGCGCACTGCCGTATATGGCCGCGCCATTCCTAGCTGGTGCTGCGGTTGAGGCTGCTCCTATTACCGGGTTGGCGGCGCTTGCGGCGGGTGCTGGAGCTACTGGGCTTACGTCTGCTGGGCAGTTTGTTGGGTCGAACCTTGCGCGCCAAGTAGAAGAAGGCAAGTCTCTTAAAGAAACTGATCTGGGTGCGGCAGCGCTGGCCGCAATTCCACAGGCCGCGCTCGATACGGTGTCGCTGCGTATGATGCCGGGACTCAGCAAAGTGCTGGGCGTATCCGAGAACGTAGCAAAAAACATTGCCGAGCAGGGCTTAAAGAAAGCAGCGGTTGATTACTCGCTTGCCACCGGCAAGGCTATGGGTGTTGAGGGATTGACTGAATCTGCGCAGCAAGTGCTTGAACGTGCGCAGGCTGGGCTGAACATTGCGGACCCCGAAGCGCGTAAAGAATACTTTGATAACTTTATTGGCGGCGCTGTACTTGGTGGCACAATCGCGCTACCCGGGCGCAAGTTTGAGCGCATGGGCATGCAGGCCCGCTATGACAAACAGCAAAAAGAAACCGCCGACGCCCGCTACGCCGCAGAAGAAGCAGAAAAGAATCGCCCTGAGAACCTGCTCAAACTGTTTGATGAGTACACTGCTGCCAAGGAAGAAGCGATACGGCTAAAGGACGCCATACCGGCAGCGCCAAACAAAAAGAAAAAATCTAAAGAGTATGAGCAGTGGGAAGAGTCCACGGCTGGCGCACGCGAAGCGGCGTCAGACTTTATGGAGAGCGTTCTTAGCCCACTACGCAGAGACTACACCCAACGCGAAGACCTAATTAAGCCGCTGGTTGCCCAGCGCCAAGCAGAACAGGCAGCAGCACAGCCTGCGGCTGCACCTGAGCCGGTATTTACGGCACCGACAGTCACAGACTTGATGGACCAGTATGACGCGCTAAACCAACAGCGCGACGATATTGGTGCTCAAATGCAGGAGGCCGCAGCCGGCGGCGATCCGCAGGCAATCATTACGCTGCACGATCAGTGGCAAGCGCTGACTAAGTATATCGACCAGACAGGCAAGGCTGTTGAGGCTGCCGGCGGTACGACGGAGACCGCCGTTGCGCTAGATAAAAAACTTGACACCGCCCAGAAGGAAATGGCCAAGGCCGCTGAAGTGGGCGACTTCGATGCCGTGCGCAAGCAGGCAGAAAAACTTGCCGCTCTTCAAGATAAACGCAAACTTGTTGGGGGGCGAGCGCCCAGTACTGCGGTTGTTGAACAGCCCGAAACTACAACGCCAGCAACGACTGAAGAACCGGCTGAACCAACAACTCCGCAAGTCCCCCTGCTTGAGAACAAACCACTCTCAGTGCCCAAGTATGTGTTCCCTGATGGAACGGTTGCTACTACGCCCTATGACGTTGAGCGCTACGAAGAAGAGCAGTTCCAGAAAAAGTACGCGCCGCAAATAATCCCAGCGGCAGTGCCTGAGACGCAGTTAGCTCAGCCAGAACTGTTTGAAAATACGCCGCTTGAGCAGGCCAAAAAGTTTGTGTTGGAGACCAACAAAGCCACGGTCAGCCATATTGCGGAAGGGCTAGGCATCAAACGCCCAGAAGCCGCTGCGTTAATCCAACAACTTGAAAAAGAAAAGGTCGTCTCCCCGCTAAACAAACGCAACCAGCGTGAAGTATTAAGGGGCACACCTGCTATAGAGACGCCGGCTACACCGACTAAGCCAGAGACCGCTGCGCCTGCCGAGGCTGTTGAACAACCGCAAACTAAACCAGAAACCGCTGCGCCTGCCGAGGCTGCGCCTGCCGAGGCTGCGCCTGTACCGCAAGGTAGCTTGGCACAAGAAGCTCAAGGGTCTCTGTTCCGTGAGCAGGGCGAGAAGCCTGCGGTTGGGATGCGCGTTGAAGAGGTTGATACCCACATCGCGCCGTTTCGTGAGTTGCCAGTAGCGCCCAAGATCGAGACGGTGCAGTCTGTTACTGAGCTGCCTCCCGAGATTCAGGCGCAGATGGAGCGCGATGGCACGCAGGGCGCGCCGGGTATGTATCACCCGCCTACCAAAACAATCTACATGGTTGGCGACAACCTGATTGACGCGCGAGATGCTGGCAAGACGATCGCTCACGAGTTGGTAGGCCACTTCGGTCTGCGTGGGGTGTTGGATAAGCAGTACCCGGCAGTGATGCGGGCGATCTATCAGAATAGTAAACAGGTCCGTGCCGAGGCCAACGCGCGGATGCAGCGTAACCCGAACCTATCGCAGGACGTAGCGACCGAGGAGAGCATCGCCGAGCGCGCCGAGAATGATGTGTCCCTAACGTGGATGCACCGCTTGGTGAATCTTATCCGCACTAAGCTGCGGCAGTGGGGCATCTGGAGGAACGCACCAATCGGGGAGTCCGAGATCATTCGCCTGATCCGCGACTCGCACAAGTACGTACACGGCGTGACCACCAAGCCAAGCGAGACGGTGCGGACGCTGGCAAAGATTGCACCAACCGAAGCAGACATAAAGGGGCACAACCGCGTAGAGGCGCTCTATTCTGGGCGCGGGCAAAAAAACTTCAAAGAACCCGTAAAAACCATAAAAGCGTACAAAATTTTCCGCGTTAAGAAAAACGAACCCGGCAAAATTTACCCGCTGTTTATTGGGAAAAACGAAGCCACGGCTATTGGCGAGTGGGTCCCGGCAGAGCACCTTCCAACTAAGGGGTTTGCAGAACGTCCGGGTTGGCACGCCGGCATACTGCCGATGGCTCCGCACCTACGCACAAAAGAAAACCAAATGGCGGACGACCGCGTGTGGGCCGAAGTGGAAATCCCCGCAGATGTTAACTGGCAAGATGTGGCGGACACGCAAAAGACTAGAGACATTCGCGACCGCGTGCCGGTTGGCGGGCACTACCGATTCAAGACCAGCAAGATGCAGGGCGGTGCTTGGATTATAGGTGGCGCACTCAAGGTCAATCGCGTTCTTTCAAACAAAGAAATTGCGGACATCCTAAACAATGCTGGAGAAAAAGACGCAGCTACGCGGGAGCAGATGCGCAACCCAGCGCTGGCAGAAGCCTTTGCACCAACAGGTACGCCAGCAGCCAAGGCAAACGATGTCCTCTACCGCGAACGCAAGCCCACCAAGTCTGTCGTTGCTCAGCGCACAAGTGCTGTCGATGATTTGATGTCGCTCGTAACGGGACTGACCGGCGCTAGTAGCCGGGAAGCTACACTTGCTGGGATCAAAGACAAGACCGATACCCGCGCGTTGAAGCTTCGTCTGCGTGTGTTTGACCAGTACGCGCCGTTGGTTGCGGCGGTTACTAAGGGCGTTGACGCTAAAGTTATTGATGCGCTCCGTGCTCAGAACCTGATGTACTTCCTGCGCTTTGGTCAGCAGCGTAGCGATATCGCCGGACAGACAATTACCAGCGGCCCACCGCGCGTCCGTAGCGAAAAAACAAAGAACGGCGTTGAGTACTTCTACGAGAACGAAGCCGGTGGCCCGACACTGGTCGGCATGGCGCAGGCGCTGGAGAAAGCCAAGGGCTACAAGGAACAAGAGCGTGAGAACGCATTCACGGTTTACCTAGCAGGCAAACGCGCGGAGCAAGTTGGCTGGAACAAATTACGCTTTGATAATCCGGTTGAGGCCGAGAACGAATACAAGGCTGTGCTTGCGCACCTGAAGCAGAACAAGGCTGACGAAGCCGCGTTCAAAGAAGCCGAAAAGATTTATCAAAACTACAACGCTGGGCTGCTGGACTTCTTGGTTCAGACCGGCGCTATGTCCAAACAAAAGGCTGAGGAACTCAAGCAGATCACCTACGTGCCGTTCTACCGCGTAGATAAGGATGGCAACATCCGCATGGAGACCGGAGACGAGCGCCGCGCTATCCGTATCGGCAACATTAAAGACGAGCCGCGCCTAAAGGAACTGCTTGGCGATAGTGAGCAGATTCTGCCCGTGTTTACCAGCGCAATCCAGAACACCAACATGCTGATTAACATGGCGATGCGCAACCAGACCGTCAAGGATACGGCGTTTGTGCTCAAGGATCTAGGGATTGCCAGCAGAATCGTAGCGTCTAAGGGTCCGTACGCAGACAACGTCGTTCACTTCCGAGTGCATGGCGTTGAGCATCACGCGATCATTGATAACGACATGTACGGCATCCCTGCGCAGATGATCGTTGAGGGGCTGGAGGGTATTAAGCTTGCGATGCCCGCGATTGTGCGCATGCTTGGTGTGCCGGGGGATATCTTCCGCAAGTTTACGGTTCGCAATCCGCTCTATATGTTCCGTCAGCTTGTGCGTGACCCTGTGGCGGCGTGGGTACAGAACGGGACTAGCACGGTCCCAATCCTTGATTCGTTCTCAACGCTGGCCAAGATGGCCACAGGCAAAGACACCACCGCGCAGCGGCTTCAGCGTGCAGGCGCAACCAGCAGCAACGTCTTAGTGGGCGACGCCCGCGACATGACTAAGTTCTTGGAAGACCTGACCGCCGGCAAGTGGAGTCTGCAACGGGCGTTCTCTAAGCTCGACACGATTGCCCAGCAGTCCGATGCGGCTACTCGGCAGGTAATCTACGAAGACTCGATCAAGAAGGGAATGTCCCACCAGCAGGCGCTGATGCGCACGCTTGAGTCGATGAACTTTAGCCGCCGAGGTACGTCCCCCAGTATGTATTTGCTGGCAAGCGTGACACCGTTTATGCACTCGCAGATGCAGAGCTTGGATGTTTTGTATCGCTCGATGCGTGGGGAGTTACCCGGCGCAGACAAACTTCAGGTTGCCCAACGGTTCGCGGCTCGGGCTACGATGCTCGCCGTGTCGTCCCTTGCGTACGCCGCGATCATGCAGGATGACGAGGACTATAAGCGCGCCAAGCCCGAGGAGCGCTACGGCAACTGGTGGTTGCCAACGCTGGGGCTGACCAAAGAAAACTGGATAAAAATCCCTATCCCATACGAGGTCGGGTTCCTTTTCAAAGCGCTGCCTGAAGCGATTGTTAATATGGCGGCGGGTGATGAAAAGGCTGGACCGGCACTTGAGGCTATTGGTCGTCTGCTTAGTCAGTCGCAGCCGTTCGCTATGCCGCAGGCGCTTAAACCGGGTGTTGAGGTGGCGCTTGGTTCTTCGTTCTATTCTGGGCCTATTGAATCGCCGCACGAAAAAGAGATCCTGCCGCAGTACCGCTATCGTGCGAACAGTACTGAGATTGCCAAAATGCTCGGCGGTGTGGGTGGGTTATCTCCGATTGAGATTGACTACCTGATCCGTGGCTATACCGGCGGTGTGGGCATGGCGATAACCCAGATGGCCAACGTCTTTCTGCGTGCGCCCGAGGCGGCGAACGTGGCGCAGCCCACTATGAAACTGTCAGAAGTCCCGCTCTTTGGTTCACTCTTCCAAACGACTGAAGGTCGCGGCGCGCTCGATGCTACGTACAAGCTCATCGAGGAAATTCAGCAGACCAAGGGTGCGTACAACAAACTGCTGCAAGATGGTAAGCCTGAAGAAGCCGCCCGGTTCGCTAATGAAAATGCCTCGGTCTTGGCCGCATCGAGCATGGCCGGCTACATGAAGAAGACGCTTGGGGAAATGGCTAAGCAGTCGCGCATGATCAAAGCTTCGCCAGAAATGACCACCGAACAAAAGGACGCGGCGCTGGAGAACTTGTATATCAACCAGCTTGCGCAAGCGCGCAACTTCCTCAAAGTCGCCGAAGGAACCACACTCCGATAAGGCCGTCCTTGATCCCGTAGGTAGCCACGGGCTTTATGCGGTAGCGCACCGCAGCCCGTAGCCCCTCCTCCGTTGTTTTTTCTGGGTTGAGCGTGGGCACAAAGAACCCACTCCCAACGCTAGTCTTCTTCCACGGGTATCGGATCTTCTTCTGCATCTGCTTTCTTGCGGCGTATGTGGAGCGCGTTTACCCGCATAGACGGCCCGCCCGTCTTAGCCAGCATGTCTTTCTTGACGTACGTTATTGAGTGCGTCTGCGCCAGCTCAGTCTTAAAGTCGTGGTAGGCAAAGCTCATGCTCACGCAGTGCTGCCGCAGCAGGTTCTCCTCGATGAAGTAGTCAATAAAGCCCGGGCGAATCAACCCGTGCTCAACGCGGCCCATAACTTTAGATCGCGTGATCGACTTTTCTACCGTGTCGCCGTCGCCCCATGCCGCCAGCAGGCGTCCCTCGGCTTTCTTGAGCACGATGAAGCCGCCGTAGTTGTCTCGGGTGTAGGCGTTGAGAACATCGTCCGCGCTGCGCACATTGTTTGATATGCTGGCGCGTGCTTTGAACACCAACTCCTTGAGCGACTCGATAACCGACTTGACGGGAACATCAATGATGTTGGCATACTGCTTGCCTAACATAATGCCGGCAGCTACGGTTTCCGTGCATCCAACGTGCCAGTACCGCTCATCGTCGGTGAAGTTAAACTCCTTCTCTAACTGCACGTGAACCTGCGGCATGAGGTCTTTAATGACCCTGCGGTTCTGCACCATCCAGCGTACCCACGCTTCCCCGGCAACGCCGTAGTTACGTTTGAGTAACTTCAGGATCGCGCGCTCCTCCGCATTCCAGTGCAGCTTTATGTTGGGCGTCCACTCAAGCATCCGTAGCAGCTCGCCGTTTGAGCTGAACTTCCGCGCTCCGGCCATGTAGTCTGTTAAGTTTTCATTTGAAGTTAGCGTACATGTTAAAGCCCACGTAGTATCGTTAACACGTTCTTTGTTGGCTCCGGCCTCCATACGCTCCTTGCCCTTGCCCTCGGACATGTCAAAGATAAAGAGTGGTGCCCACTCCATGTCCTTGCGATGCTGGCCCGTGATCTCATCAACAAGCAGCGGCATGCTGCCTAGCAGCCCCGCCCGGTTCTGCATTGCTACGGGGGATGTGCCCTTTCCTGTGCGGTAGTGCACTGGGTGCCCCCAGACTCCAGCCTTGGCGCTCAGCGTTAGCGACTTGCCCGTACCCGACTTGTTAGCGCCGATGTGCCAGACAAACCCCTCATACTCAGTAAAGTGCATCAGCGGACAGCCGAACGAGTCGAGTGCCACAGCCAAGAGCGTGTACATCTTGCGCTCGATGAACAGGTTCCACACCTTGCGCCAGTCATCCAAGTTACCCTTAGATGTGGTGATCCGCGTGATGTTCTCTAGGTTCGGCATAGGCACGGTGGTCACCGAGCCGTCCTTGTTGAAGATGCGCCCGTTGTAAACGAACGACCCGTTGTCCTGCCAGCCAGCCTGTAGCGGTACGGTGATTACCTTTTTATTGAGCGACGCCTGCTCGACGCACGCCCGCACGTAGCTAAACAGGTTGATGTCGCTGCCTTGGCCGTACGAAGAAATAATATTCTGGTTCGCCAGCCACTTAACAGTCTCATCTTTACTTACTGCCGCTTTCTGTGGCATGTTGATCAGCACTGGCCCGTCCGGGCGCACCGCTACCATGTGTACTAGATGATCGTTCTGGTGCTTCAGGATGTCGATGACAAACAAGTCGTATGGCAGAACCTGCTTCTGCACCATCATCTTCTTGCCTTCCTCGTCCTTCTCTTCCTTCTCTACGTAGATCCCACCGTTCGCCCCGTAGCTAAACCCACGCGGCGGCTCTGGGCGAGTGACCGTGATAGGCGCAAGTTTCGGAAGATCGTCGTCATCATCCTCCGCGTCTGTGCCGAAGAGCGCCTCTTCAGACTCCGCGTCAACCGCATTGATGACAATCTCTTTCTCAGTGTTGTCGGTCTGTAACTCGCGGCCAAACTTGAGCGGGTTGGTGATCTGCCCCCAGTGTACACACGATGTACACACACCCGGGTTCTCGCTGTCCATCTTGACGCACGGGTACGGACCCTTGATCTCCGCGAGCTTCGCACTCATTCGCTCGCTAGTGTACGGATGCAGTGCAGCCAAGTCGGTTGCCGCTTCCTCTGCGTCCGTGCAGACCTTGGCCCAAGATAAAAGCCCGCGCCAGAGCGGCTCCATCCCATCCTGCGCTGCGTGTTCGCGGTAGTACTTGATCTGTGCGCAGCCTGACTTTTCCTCAACCAAACGAAATACAGTCGCTGTGTTGGCCACAAGCTTTAGCTGCGTAGCGGACTTGGTCGGGCGCTTCCCCGGTAGATTCAGTGGGGCGACAGGTTCAAACATGGGGGCAACGAGCTTTGCGAGTATCTGCCCGACAAACTCTTCAAAGACAAACATGTCCCCTTCCGCAAGGATCTTGACCTCGCGGGGTTCTGCGTACTTCTTCTTGTGGTTCCAAGTACCGGGAACGCGAAGCACCCGGGCAGCGTCGGCTGGGACCGTCCAGTCGATGTGTAAACCTTCTTGCTTGCAAAGGCGTTTAAAGTTCTCCGCCGCTGGTTTCCAGATCCCGATGTTTACGGTCTCAGTAAATGGCCAATAGGCGTGAATGCCCCCGCCGGAACTAACGATCCACGGTATTCCAAACCGAGACAGGCCGGTCTTCTCAAGAAAATCGTTTAGCGCAATAGCCGCAGCTTTCTTGGTCTCGTAACCATCCATGTCGATGAAAAACGACTTGATGGTCTGCGCATTTACCGCCTCCCTGCTACGGTTTTCTTTGAAGGTGGCTAGCGCAAAATAAACGTCATACTTCCTTTCGTTCCATTCATCAATTTTGGCTTGCAAGTCTTCGATGCTTTCGCCAAAGACATGCTCTTTCTTACGCGATAGTTCCGCAGCGCAGTAATACCCGTTGCCGGGAGGCGGCAGAACCTGCGTCAAAAAACGCAACGGCACCATGAACGCCCCAAGTTACGGGTTGATATTGAACTTCTTGCACGCTTCTTGATACGCGCTCTCGGGGTCTGGGTTGGCCCGAAGAATTTTAATTAAAGCCTCGATGATAGGTCGATAAGCCGGAAAGATTTCCCTGCCGGAGAACCAGTTGTAGACGGACTGGCGCGTAGCGCCCGTGATTTTAGATATGCGCAGGACCGAGAAGTCCCGATAGACTGCCCAGCGCCCAAGCTGGTTACCCAATGTCTTGGGTGCCCCAGCTACGATGTCAACTGTTTTTTGTGTGTACGCCATAATTAGCGGGGGCACGAAGCCCCCAACCCCGTTAAGGTTTATTCCCAGTCATCGACCATAGCCATAAGACTACTCTTTTTGGCCGGCACTGCGGTAGTCTTCTTCTCTTCCTTGCGAACAACAGGCTCTTCGGCGGCGGCTTCAGCCGCAACCTCATCCACCGCATCATCCGCAACGAGAGCCTCCAGCTTCGCAGCTTTAGCCTCTGCCTTGGCGTCAACCTTAGCTTCTACCTTGCGCTCGGGGCGCGCGCCGATTGCCAGCGGGGCTGGCGCAGCAGCTTCACTCTTAGAAAAAGACATCGTGATTGCTTTGAGTGCGTCGTCCGATTTGCTTTGCGACTCAATAACCGGAAGATCCTCGCCCTCGACCCACGCCGTTGCCTTGAAGAACATCTTAGGCGACTGGCTCTTCGTGTCGAACTTGATGCGAGTCACAACATCGCTAGGCTCAATCTTCTGCGCACCCAGATAGCGGGCATAAGCTTGCAGCGGACGGTCGTCGCCCTTGGCGTCTTTGTCCCAGATTGAGGTGGCCGGCACTTGGAGCGCCAGAACATCCCCGCCGATATCGTTCGGTAGCACAACAGCCAAGCGCTGCTGGTAGCGGCAGGCACGCGAGTTACCTTGGCCAGACCCAGCAATGTTCTTGGGGCAGGTTGCGCAGGCTTCGGATTGCTTGTTGGCCGAGTCGTTACTTGGCGTCATGCCATCCGCAGACCAGCAGTCAGGAGAGGTTGCCTCACCATCGTAGGACTTGGCGTACCAGACCCGGCCAATGTGCGGAGCAGCGTTGACGATCACTACATCGAGGAAACGATCCTCGATTGCAGCAATCTCTTTACTGCCGTGGTATAGACGGAACACGCCGCCCGCGATACTGATTCGTTTACCGCCGCTTGAACCACCGCCACCAAGGGCTTTGGCCATAGCAGACAGCTCGGTACGCGCACGGACATGGGCAGGAACTTGCGCTGGATTAAAAAGGGTTACGTTGGACATAAATCGCCTTACTTAGTGGTTGGCTTTTTGACAGTAATGCTGTACTCCGACATGGAGTTCAGCCCGGGGGGAACAAGACCGGGGTTCTCTTCCAAGAAAGTGGCCATATTGTTCTGCGCAACACGGCGCTCCAGTAGGTCCACAGCCTCGTGCTCAAGCACGAACTTCTTGAACGAGTCCCAGTCCTGCGTAGAGTAGCGCGTCTTTTGTGACATCACTACAGTACCTTCTACCGTGCGAACGGACGCCAGCCCAAGCGCCAGCATTTGATCCTTGATCGCCAGTTTCACCTGCTCCTGCTGCGCCTTGATCGGCTCAACAGCGTTCTCATACTCTGCCGTCAGCTCCTGAATCCGAGCCGACATCTTACGGTACACGCGGACAAGTTTATCCATCTGAATAGTCTCTCCGTTCACTTCAACCTCCAAGTTTGTCTAGTGTTTGACATTCTACACGATCCGTTTGACAGTGCAAGCGGTTTTTTCAGGACTCGATTTCTTTGTTGAACAGATTGACCAGCAGCGCGTGCTCGCTGACTTTGCTCGTCATCGCCTTGAACATCTCGCGCTCGATGTGGCTGCTCTGAAGATGCACAACGGTGACCTTGTCCGAGTCCTGACCCTTACGATCCGCGCGGGCGATACACTGTGTATACATCTCAACAGACATCAGCGGTCCGTAGAAGATCACTGTGTCGGCGGCGGTCAGCGTCAACCCGTGTGCCGCAGCCGCAGGCTGCATTACCAGCGCCCTGATGTTGTTTGTGGTCTGGAAGTCGTGGATGATGCGGCTGCGCTTTGCTGGGCTAACGTCGCCTTGGATCTGCTCTGTAGGGTAGCCCTTCTTGTTTAGGTGGGCCGTTACGGCGTCGATGCTGCTGCGAAACATTGCGAAGATCAACACTTTGCGCTCGGTCTCTTCCAACACCTCTTCAAGCACAGACAGCCGTGGGCTGGCGTCGAACTCAACGACTTCTTTGTCGTCCGTGTAGGCTGCGCCGCAGCTAATCTGCAAGAGCTTGCTCACCGCTACGCCCGCGTTGACTGCGCTGATCGTCTCGCCTGCGGCCTTGACCATCATCTGCTCTTTAAGTAGCCGGTAGTACTTGCTCTGCTGTGGCGTCATGGGCACATCGCGGGTGACCGTGATCACGGGTGGCAGATCCAAACACTGGGCCTTGGTGAATCTAATCGCGGGTTGTAGCGCCTCGAAGACCAGTTCAGCGGCGTTAGATTTGGGTGCCCACTTAAACTGTGTGATCTTGAGCATCGTCTGGTCGCGCCACGCCGAGATGTACTTCGGTATGCCCGCCGGGTTAACAAGCTTGGCCAGACCGTAGGCGTCCACGGGCGACTGCGAAGCAGGTGTGCCGGTCATCATCCACAAGTAGGTCTCGGGTTTGAGGATAGAGGCAAGCGCCTTCCAGCGGTTGGTCGTTGCGTTTTTGTATGCGTTGGCTTCGTCAACAATGATCAGGTCAAACCGCCCGTCACGGACAATCTCTGGCGCAACCAGCGCCAACCCGTCGTAGTTGGTGATCACGAACTCGTAGTCCTGCTGAATCATCTCAATACGCCGAGAAGATTGTTGGTGGTGCGCGACGATGGCGCTGCGGTGCATGATGGCGTTGTTTAGATCCTGCATCCACGCTGACTGCATAATCGAGAGCGGGCACAACACCAGCACCCTGCGCACATAGCCGAGTGACATCAAGTAGTCTGCCGCCCAGAGCGCCGACATCGTCTTGCCCGTACCCGGATCATTAAAACAAAACGCTCGGCGGTGCATCGTCAAAAAAGCGGCAGTATCTATCTGATGCTGCATGGGCCTGTAGCGTCCGGGCCATTGATAACGCCCCACGATAGGGGAGGGTACGTTCCTTACCCCGAGGTTGTGCAACACCCTCGCCTCGTCTAGTCCCCAGTAGACGGCCACCTCGTGGATGCCGTCTTCATCCGCTTCCAAGACCTTGTGCTTGGGGATTATTGAGTACTTATTCGGGTTGCGCGTGCGAAACAGCAGCGCCTTGTTATCAATGATCTGCATTTGGTTCTTTTGCCAATAGGCTGTCGTAAAGATTTTGCAGGTCGTGTATGCAGTCTTGCAGTAGATCGAGCTTGGTTACCCAGTGGGCAGACTCAAAGTAAGGAAGCGTTTTTACGCAGCCCTCACCCCGCAGATTGTCCCACCTAAGCTGTATTGCGTTTATTTTCATGTTACTCCCTAAAAAGGTGCTGGCTCGCACTTGGAGAAGTCCAGCTTTGGTTTACGTTTGCGCTTAGGCTTACTGACAATGTGGGGATATGGCGGCATATGCCAGACCCACCGGACAACCTTGCCTTCGTCATCAAGGATTCCGTACTTATTCATCTCTCCATGTCCCGTCTTTAAAAATGAACCGCGTGTACAACAGGTTGCCATCTTTGTCGTAGTTAGCCACCATGCACGGCGGTTCGTTATATGCCGGTGCGCGAGACTGAAGGCCGATACTGCTTTGCTTATTGTGCGGGAAGTAGTACAAACTAGCGTGTGCCCCCTTTGAATCGGGAGGGGTTGTGAAGTCATATAGTTCACGCTTCATGTGTTCTTCTCCTTAGCCGCAGCCATTTGACCGGCGAGGTAGGCCATACCTAATCACTGCCCGTCACCAAGTAAAAAAGCAACCATGTCAGCAGAGCTGCGCGCCATACAACCCACAAGCACAGCAAAAAAGTCATCACTGGGGAATCCGGGGTATTCATTGAACATCTTGTTTCCTCGCTTCCAGCATTGCGTCTGCCATCTCGTAGCAAGCATCGGCAATTTGTTTGTACGTTGGCGTAATAAATTCTTGTTGAATAAAACTTTGCGCTATCTGTCCCGCAAAGTAATCGCGCAGCGTCATACACTCAGGCAGGCGCTCGTACGGCACCGTGAATTTAGGTTTGTCCATTGTTCTTCTCCTCGTCATCCATGTCTTTGAGCATTTGATTCAACGCAAACATCTGCTTCATTTTCTCCATGCTGTGTGCATGAATCATGTTCTGTATTGCACGCAAGGCTTCGTTTGCCCCGTACAGTTCTAGGATTTCGTTTTTAATTTCTTCTTTGGTTTTCATGTGTTCTTCTCCTTGAGTTTGGCTTCAATTAAACGAACAAACGTCTCTTCATACTCGCTATCAGCAATGTACTGCGCTTCCTCATCCGTCAGCCCGACCCACTGGCGCGATGGGCAGCAATGACCGCACCGGGGGCAGTCAATCATTAACTCCTGCTCTGGTTGTGTCAGCCTATTGCGCAGGGCGTCAATGGTTTTGCAAATCAAACAGTCGCATCCGTGCAAGTTTTCTGGTTTTGTTTGATCTGCTGCGTATTCCAGCGCATCTAGAGATTGTTTCAGTAATTCGCGGTCAGTCATTTCTCTCCCCTTGCGCGGATAGCGTTAGCAACACCGCTCGGGCAGGTATCGCAGGTTGGCTCATACGATTCGGCTACGCTGGCACACGCCTCCCGCTCATGCGCGGCAACAAGGGCGGCAAAGTTAAACAAGCCTTCATAACTAATCTCAAAGACGCCCCATTTGTCCGGGCTGGCACAATATCTAGCGCCCACCTCCACCGCCATGCGGATGATGTCATCGCGGGTCATTTCTCTCCCCCTGAGCGGATAACGGTTGCGACACTATCCTCCAGTGCCTTAATGTATTCGTTGACCTTCTCAATCTCTGGGGCGTTGGCTGCGATAATGCGTTCCCGCTCATGCGCGGCGACAAGGGCGGCGAAACGAAGAATATTTTCTGCTTGTGACTCGTTGTTCTCAAACTCAGGAATGCCGCAATCTTCTGCCATGCGGATGATGTCTTCGCGGTTCATGTGTTCTTCTCCTTGATTTTTGCTTCCGCAAACCGAACTCCACTATGAAATGCCGCATAGTTATCTGACTGCTCTGCGGCGGGGTCAATCTCCTCATCCGTCAGCCCGACCCACTGTCGTTTTGGCTGCGCTTTTTTATCGCGCTCCATCTGGTCAACCGCATCTGCGTAGCCGCGTTGGTAGGCGTGCTTCTCCATCAGCATGTCTTTAATCATCTGTTGCGGGTCCACATAGTTCTGTGGCTGTTTCTCTGGCGGTATCATCTTGTTTCTCCCTGAAGAAGTTGCGTAAGTAGTAGGCGTAATCAGGTTCGTTATCGATATACGTAATTTCCGCTTTTTCTTTTGAGTCGTCAGGCTGTATGCCGTTGCGTACGCGGTAGAACCATACGATTTTCTTTGGCCCCGTTTTTGCTTGCGCTTTGCGGCGCGTCAACAGGCTGCGCTCAACTCCTTTGCGAAGCTGATCCTCGATGGTGTACCGCGTGTACTGCGGCAGATCTATCTCATACCCGGCCACCTCGCCGTGCTCCCACACGTACTTAATGATTGGGTGGTTTTTACCCATCGCGTGCTTCAAGGCTTTATCCCCTCTGCTTTCGCGGCTGGTTTTTTCTTTTCCGGGCGTTTGATTGCGTGTATCCACAAGTTAGCGCTCGACAGGCAGTCCCGGGTTTCAACGTCATATAAGCTGCCGGTTACGCAATCTGCGTAGGCTTGAATAACGCCGCCTTTGAAGCGCACATTCACCAGCTTCATCTTCCGAATTTCGTTTACATGCACGCCCTTGATGTGCGCCTTGACGGGAGTACCCTCAAGGATTCGTAAGATGTCTGCCCGTATGAACGGTTCTTTGTGCGAAATACTAATTGTGCTCACTGTTCGACCTCGTTGGTTTGTGCGTATTGAAACTTTGCCCAGATATCTTTGGGTATCTCTACCGTGTAACTTGTGACGCCACACTCCGCGCAGTGGACTCGGCGCTCTGTCCAGTTGTAACTCAGCGTGGTGTCCCGCCACTGGCGGGTGTCCTTGGTTCGCATGGGTTGGTGGCAGGTCTGGCACTTCATTTGTTTAGCGACGCCTGCCCTGCCAAGTACGCTTCCTTGACCAGTTTCTCTTGGTTGCCGACCAGCAAAAGCTGTGCCTTCAGGTAAGCGATCTCTTTGTTTGCGTGTGCGTTTGCCGCATCCCAGCCAGCGCAGAATGCGTCGTACATAACGGCCTCTTTGGGGTCGTATGCCCCCGTAGCTAAGCGCAGCGTGGTGGTTTTGTGTGCCAGCCAAGACTCAATTTTGCTCATGTTTCCGTTCCTTTTTAAACCCACTTGGGCGTGTTCTGTTAAAGCACGTGTTGCATTTCCACCGGGAACCAATCCCGTTAACTGTCGGCACCTTGAACTCCGCTCGATTCACTCGGCACTGTTGACAGTTCGGTCGGATAGGCAAATTCATAGATTTCATACCACTTACGCCATATTTCGGAAAGTTCTTCAAGATCTTTGGATACTTCAAGCGTTCGCTTTACGGGATTAAATAAAAACTCCCAGCCGCGCAAGGCTTTATAGTCTTTTACGAATGAACGCAAAAACGCAGGTAAACAAGAACCGCAAGCTAAAAAATTGTTGTACGTTATTCCCACTGTGTTTAGGCTAAAAGGTTTTTCACACAGTGTGCAACGACCGTTGCCTTTGTAGGTCAAATCGCCCTCAATTACTGACATTTACAACCTCCTAATGTTTAGGGTTAAACTCACAAGATGTGACCACGCACCACGGGCAGAGCGGCGTCTGCCGTGGGTTCCATACGTCGTTCTCAAACGCTGCTTCGAGGCGCGCTACGCGCTCGCGGTACTCCCACCACGCCTTGTCCGTCTCATCGCGTGTCATTGACATCGTGACCATGTCGTTCTTGACCACAAACAGCAGCGCCGACTTCACTTGGCGAATGTGCGGGAAGTGAACGAACACCATGAGCGACATCAGCTTTAGCTGATCAGTGTCCGGGTAGCGGTTGTTACCTGTTTTATAGTCGGCCACCCACGCCGTCAGGTCATCGTCGTCAATGATCAGCAAGTCCGCGATACCCCGCGCCCACATGTTATCTGCCGCCCAAGCGCAGGGTTTGAGGTCTTTAGTCACCGCCATCTGGTACTCGGCCAGCTTGCGCCCGGGCTTACTCATCAACGCATCGAGCACCGGCTGAACAAACTCAAACTGCGCAGGCAGTGGCGTGCCGTGAGCAACGTAGTGCTCCGCCGCCGAATGCAGCTCTTTGCCATAGATCGTGGCCGTCGTGTCCATAAACGGAAACCGCTTGAGTACCTTGACCTCGTGGTAGCGCCGCGCACAACCCTCAAAATCCTTGAGGCTTGAGTGGCTCCACGTAACTTTCTTCTCGATCATTGCTTGGCATCCCCATAACGTAAACTCGTACCGCCGTCAGCAGCCAGAGGTATCCCCGGCATGTAGGACGGCTCCATGGTCATCTGCTCCAGCACCCAGTCGAGTGCTTCCTGCGCTTCATTCTCGGGCGCTAGCGCGATCAATTCATCATGCACAGTCCCCACCACTGGATATCTTTTAGATACGCGCAGCATGCCGTCTGTCATCACGATCCGCGCCAGAGCTTGGGTGATGTTGTTGGTGATTTTCCCTGCGTAAAGCTTCGTTGCATCCTTGCCGTACACCCAGTTGCCGTCTTCGTCTTTGCGCAGGTTGGGGTAGCGGATCTTCATGCCGTTGGGCAGCTCGATCTCCTCGAACCTAAACGTCAGGCACTTGTGCGTATGCTCCCGGCCCTCCACCAACGAGTCCACCAACAGCTTCGTGCACAGCGCCCAGAAGCCCACCACTGGGTAGGCTGTCTGTCTGTAGATGTCAATGATCTGCTTGGCGGCAACCGCATGAATAGCTAACTCTTCAATCGTGCAGGTGTGCGGAATGTCCAGCAGGCGAGCCTCGGTCTCGCGCCACTCAAAGAATTTTCTAGCCAGCGCCTTGTTGACCCCTAGCTGCTTGGCAAAATTTGCTTGATACCGTATCGGCGGCGCTCCGAGGAACCCCACCATTAGCTGGGATGCGAACGATGCCCACCCGAGGCCGTATCCACAGTTGTGCACGATGATCGGGCCTGCGTCAGTCAGGATTGTGTAGCGATTCCTCGGCCCTGCGAAGGCGATGTCGTAGGTCTGCATTCTCTGCTTCAAGAGCAGTGATGCGCCGCTTGAGTTCTTCAAACCCTCTCGCAGATAAGCGCCGCTTGTTGGACATGTTGACGCTGCGCGTAACAAACCGAAGGTTGCCGGGTTCGTAGCCTTTGCTGTTGTCTGTCCGATCAAGCTGTAACTCGGGGACATCCCAGCCATCAAGGGATACAAGGTATCGAAGAAACTCGACACGATCTGCAATCCACGGCGCATATACCGTAATGCCGCGCCCACCATAGTCTGGATAGACCGAGCTATTTGGGTTGGTACAGCGGATAATGATTGCGCTAATCCTGTCAAGGAGCCGTTCGCGATGGTCGCGGTCTGGGCAAATGGCTTGATACCCCGCAGCAAGCATTCTTGTTGCCGTTGATTTTCTTTTAGCGCAATCGTTGCAGCGTCTAGTTCTCCCGCCCCTAAGATTGGTGCGATCAACAAACCCTTCCCACCCACAACTACAGCGCATTCGGGGTTGGTAAGCATGTTTGTTTTGCCATTCCGGTCCTTTGGGGCGGCGTTCCCACCCCATGCAGGTGAGTTCGCCAATGACAGCGCCGACTTCAAAAGGGAAGGGTTTGCTAGGACCGCGCACCACTCCGCCCATCCATGTTCCGTCAGAATTCCGTGGTCCGAAGTTGCGCTGATCCCCAGCGCCGTTATCACCTCCTTCTCGCCCTGCGGTACTACTCCCTGATGACATACCCACTCCTCTCCATCCCAGACCGTATCCGTAGCCTGTACCCTTACTATAGGCACCCACCCGCGATTCGTCAAGACCGAAGTGTCCGGACCAAAACAGCCCAACAAAGCAGACTTTGCTGACTGCCTTAATTCTGGATGGCTTTCTTTAGTCATTCCCGGGATGTTGAACATCTGCGCACCGAACGCTGCGTATGGGTCTGCGCCTGAACGAAAGATGTCCAGCATGTCTTCGTAATCTGAGAGCCAAGCGAGCACGCGCGGCTCGATCTGGGAGAGGTCACCTACTACTATCGTGTGGCCCATCGGCGCTAGTATCGCCTTGCGTAGGAAACTCCCACGCTTTAGGTTCTGCATGTTGATCGCACTGCCCTTGCTTGCAGTCCACCGCCCCGTAGTGGCCCCGTAATAGCTCAGCGGTACAGGTAATGCACCCCGCTTACTAATGTCTAGAAACCGCTGCGCACGGGTGCGCTCGGTCGTACTCTTCACTTTCAGTCGGGCTTCGCAGAGCAGCGCGGCTGCTTCGTTCTCGCCGTTCATGATCGCTTGGAACATGGCGTCGTTCTTGGCCAGTGCTAGCGTCTCTTCACCCGTGGTCTTGCTGATCTTTTTAGGCGCGGGTACGCCAACAGCCTCGAGTAGCTGGGCAAACTTAGGGTTCGATGCCAGATCAGCGTCTGTGATACCGAGATTGGTTAGCAGTGCTTCGCGCTGTGTGCGCTCCTCCTCGATAGCCTTGGTCAGCATCGTGCCGTCGAGAATTAAGCGCGGCTGTGTGTACATCTTCAGCGTCAGATCAATCAGGCGCAGTTCTTTAGCGGGATAGCCTTGGGATAGCCGGTGAAATATTTCTTCGCACAGCAGCACATCATGCGCACAGTACTCGGCTAGCTCTGCCTCGATCTCAGGCGTTAGTTCTTCTAGTCCGTCTGTGTTGTGTACCGCGTTGCCCTTGGGCGGCAGATCAAATTCCTGAGCTAGTGTTGCGAGTGAATTTCCTGCCTCGGTGCCGCGCAGTGCGCGGGCCATGCTGAGCGTGTCCAGAATAAAACACGGATGACAGTCGTACTTCCACTCAAGGATTGATACGTCGAACTGCGCGTTGTGCGCAAGGATTGCTGTCTGGGTCCAGTCGTACTGCATGAGCGCGTCATGCAGATCTTCGCCGTTGTACCAGCGTGGGGGTTCGTCCGATCCGTACTCATGCAGGCAAGCGCCGAAAGCTTTGAACCTTGGGTCGCGGATGTACTCCTCGGTGGTCATCTTAGATAGCGTGTAGTCCGTTTTGGACCATCGCGTCTCGTAGTCAATCGTGACTATTTGTTTGAAGGGTTTGGTCATTGGGTGTTAGTTCCACATCTCTTTCGGTGGGGCGTCTGCCGTGGCTTTCTCAATCAGGTCTTGCATCAGAGCGTTGGCGCTGTGTATTAGATTGCAAACTACGTCTGGTGCCGCGTTAAATGTTAAGACCGTCAGATACTTCTCGTCCTCATGCGAGTAAAGAAACAGCCCGCGACCCTTAGCGCCCTCCTCCATACATTTAGCGACGCAGGCACTTAGCTCCATAAGCCGCTTCTCTTTGAGTTGCTTTACTTCTTTGTCGTCCATTCCAGTAGCTCCGTAAGTATGTGTAGGTTGTCTTCGTTGATCACGAGCGCATAGCCGCCCGCGTCAAATATCCGCTCGATGTTGTTTTGTTGCAACGCTGTTGGCTTGTTCGTTCCGGCCTTGGCCTCGATGCCGATGAAGCGCCCGTTACAGCAAACAAGGAAGTCCGGCACCCCTGAGTTCCCATACCCGGTTCCGATGGGCATCGCGTAATAGGCTGCATACTCGTCGAGGATGGCGCGGATCTTTTTCTTGACCAGCGCTTCAGGTTTTATTCCCATATGGGTATAGCCCTTATCTCTCTTGACCGTAGTACAGCAACGACAGTTCCTCGGCCACGAACTCAACTGCCCATGAATCAGGGTTCGGTTTGCCCAACAGCTTCGCCACGTATGCGTATATGGCCGGCAAGTCTGCGTCATTACTGAACGCCTGCTGAGCGTGTGCGTGTGTTACAAAGTTCTCTACTAGGCTGTCCGGCGTGTCTTCTAGGTCATCCATCCAATAGCTGGGTGGCATGCGGTTGTCGTAGGCGTCTTGGATTCTGTTTAGGGTTGCTTGAGTTTGCTTCATTTCTGATTCTCCGACAGGTCTTCGAGCCTGTCGATCTCGCGCTGGAGGTAGTAGCGTGCCTTGCGTAGGTCTTCCAACGGCTTGCCCTTGTGATCAGCGCGAGCTATATACTTACCCACCTGCCACAGCAGTGGGTTCTTGGGGAACCAGTCTTGCAGTACCTCAATGACTTCGTAGTAGCCGAATGTGTAGTGCGCGGGCTTGTTGACTGGGTCGTTCATCTGTGGCTTTTGCGCGGGCTTTTCTGGCGTTGTGTGTGCGTAGATCATTTGAACATCTCGTTGAGTTTGTGCCGCAGGATGGCGGCGGTCTGTATGTTTAGCGTTGAGAGGATCGTGTCGACGGCCTGCTCGGGCGTCTGCGGTGGGGTATGTTGCGGTAGGTCAACAGCGTTGCGTCTTCTTGGGGGTGCGTACTCCTTAGTTACGGCGTACAACCTATTGTCCGTTGAGAGGCTCACTTGGTGAGCTTCGCGCAGATCGCGTACAAAATTTGTTACTTCTACCTTAGCCAAACACACACTGTTGGCATCTGCGCCGGGGCGATCATAGTAAAACGCTTCCTGTACTGAGCGAAGCGTAGCCCCTTGGTTGGCTAGAATGTAGTCGAACACATGCTCTCTGTAGGTCTTGCGTGCCATCGGGTACCTCTGTTTGGTTGATTGAGACTGTAGGTTACTGCGCTTTTTTCAAGAGTGTCAAGCGTTTTACAAAAATATTGGTGATCTTGGTGGTTTTGTGATGGACGGCACGATGTTGGCCCACAGTTTCGCTACGTCTGAGCGCTCTGGTTCTGGCCACTGGAGCGGGTTCTCGCCGGGTGCGAGCGTCTCTTTGAGGAACTCGCGGGTCTTCAGTCTGTCTACCATCACTTGAAGCAAGACGATAGCAGCGTCGCAGAACTCGATGGTGTTGGGGTCTCCGATCTTTTGTGCGTAGCGCCGCTGTCGCTTGGTCAGGTCTATCTCGTGTCTAAGATAAGACAACCAGTCATTCCATGCCTGTGTGCTTGGGCGCTCCCATCTTCTCTTTGAGGCTTCGCTGCACGCCTTGGACTTGCGTTTGACTTTCTGTTCGATGAGTCGTTGAGCGTGTCCCTTGCTGATGTCCCCTGTCTCGACTAGGTTGTTTAGCTCGGCAGTGGTTTGCTTTGACAGTTTACGCTCGGCTGGGTGCCTACAGTCTTTGCAGTACTTAGAGTGGAAACGGATGGGGTGAGCGCCGGAGTAGCCTCTGGCGATAGCTTGGTTGCGCGAAATTAGGTAGTGGAAGAGGTGCGGGGGGAGGATTCTGTTGCATTTTGGGCAGTGAACAGCGTGTTTTAGGGGGGATTTTTCCATAAATGTCCGGCCTTGTTCGAATTTTCCTATTATGTCTTTGGGCATGGACGCTGTCAACCCCTTGTGCTGCTTATGTTTCAGGGTTTAAGGCCCGGCAATACCTACGAAAATCGCGCGGATGAAAAAGGGAGGAAGGGAAAGAGCGGCAGCGTCCGGGCGTCCACGTATGTGTATTAATATATAAGATATAGATATAGATATATATGTAGGTATTCGCCGGACTTTGACATTGAGCGCTAGGATTGACGCGGGTTACAGAGCGTCCGGGGGTGCGGACAAATCGGGATAAATTTAGACTGTTGTAAAAAAACAACATTTGTCTAGTCTTTTACACTTAACGCGCCTGCAACCCCCACGGTCGCTATATCACCGGCAATTATTGCCGGTCAGCCTAACGCGCCTGCAACCCCCACGGTCGCCCCTATGGGGCGGCAAGTATTGCCGATACGATGGGCACAAAAAAAACCCCCGAAGGGGCGGAGAATGCGCCGGCCCGGGGGCCGGCTCTGGTGCGTTACAGATACCCGAGGTGCACCCCTCTCTCGTCGCGGACCTCAATAACGTAGGCGATGCGCGCCGTAGGCGCGCGGACTACCCGGTAACTCCACTCGGTGTCGTCGCGTTGCAATTGTGCCGCTAGGGTAGCGGCCTGAGCATGGGTAGGGTGGAGTCTCATTGCGCGTCATCCTCAGCATCTTCTTCGTCTTGGTAGTGCTCGGCGATTTCGTGCCAGTTGACATTAGAGACAAATGAGAGCGCCCAATCGCGCGACAAGCCCTCTTTAGTTGTTTCGTTGATGTGCTCCTCGACCATTTCGCGCGCGGTCTCATGATCGAGGACGCCTTGGTAGCCATCGAAGAATTCTAAGTTGACGCGCCACGTTTCGTAGTTAGTCCAGCCGTTATAGTTGCTCATGCTTACTCTCCGAATGTGATGAAAACGACGTGACAAATACCGCGCGGATGAATGGCAATCATGTCGCCAAATTTTTCAACGCGCGAGCGGATGCCCGATAATCCGGCCCAAGCTTTCGCACGGCGCACAATGGCGCGATCCGACAAGGTGTCGGGGGCTTCAACAGTATCGCGGCGGACCCACGAATAGTTCGATTCTCCGCCGAAAGTGTCCGTATGCTCAAAATTAAGTCTCATGCTCTACGCTCCCAAAAAATGCCAACATCGGCACACCATAGCCCCGGACTATCCGACGCTATGGTGTGCCGCCCACTAGTGGGCGGCGGCGATCAATCCCTCAGCAATTCCAATAAAGCGCCCGTGTCATCCGGGGGCAGGTAGTCGCGGCGAGCGGCGAAAATAGATATACCCGCGCGAGCGCAACAATCGATGCGGTCGCGGATGCGCATCCGCTCCCAATAGTCCGCCGCTTCCGTATATTCCAATTCGGACCAATGATCGTCGGAAACCACAGGGTAATCCGTAAGCGCCGCCGCTACGCTATCCGCCGCTTCAAGCGCCGCCGCGTCGTCTTGGTGGATTGCGATCCATTCGACCCAACCAACTGCCCAGTGGCGCTCTCGGACAATGTGAACCGTTTCAGACTCGCCGCCAATGGCCTTTAACCCGCAGATAAAGTTAGAGCGCGCTAGCGCGTCGCTGTCGCGGTTCTGCGCAAGAAAAACAAAGTATTCGGGCCAATGCTCGCCGCCGTAGCTGTCGGGCAGTGTCCACCGCGCTAGTGTGTGGGGTTCGTAATTCATTCGGCGGCCTCCATTGCGGTAAATGCCTGGGCGATATCGTCCTTCACTGCGGCCAGGACGGCTTCCCGGGTTCCCCTATATCCATATTCGGTTTTGAGGATGGAATAAGACGACTTACCCGCGCGACGCATGCCCGCGATTTCAAGTCTTAATCCGGTGCGCAGCGTGCACAATCTGAATAGTGCGATTTTGTTGGGGTCACTGATTGATGACATGGCCGGCCCCTTATGCGATGCGAACGGCGGCGATGCGGCCGGACCGAGTGTAAATAATGCCGATGCCGGACCGATAGCATCCTAGCCATCCGCGAGCCTCTCGCGTCGTCCGCGCACGGTGCACGTAGCGGTCTCCGTCCGCGTCTATGATTACAACCCGATAGGGCGAAACTGCGCGACGGATCGCGCGGCGGATTGCATACTTGATTTCGTTCATGGTCGATTCTCCGGGTTAGTGTGGCGCGCCGTAGCGCGCCGATGTTCGTTTAGGTTCGTTTGGGTTCGTTTGGGTTCGTTTCAGACAATGAAGTCCGGGTGGTTGTCCAGTCCCAGCAGCGTCGCGTATTCCCACAATGCGGCGGATGATCGTTTAGTGCGTGCCGCGCGGATTAGCGCGGACAATGCCCTCGCCGCCGTGTCACGCATGCCGAGTTTGTGGTACTGGATGACGAAAACAATTTCGCGCAATTCGGACTTATTCATTTCGTTAGACTCCGGTTAAAACAACGGCGAGACTTGCCGCACACAATCTAATGCAATCGCCGTGCCAGCCAGAACCTACCCGGAAACCCGCATAAATACGTCAGTACCCGCGTTTGACACCAACCAACCGGCAAACCTTGCCGGCAATTAATTCATGGGGCGGCAATCTTTGCCGTGTACCTAATCCATCCGCCGGCGCAGCCGGCCATGTTCCCGATGCCGGCGCAGCCGGCCATCAATCCGCCCGCTCCGCCCGCTCCGCCCGCTCCGCCCGCTCCGCCCTCGCCGTCCGTTCACCCGGCAGATTCTGCCGACCCCACCCACCCCCCACCCCCGTCTGTGCGATGGCGTGGGTCGCGCCGCCACGAACACTGTTCTTCACCCGCTCCACCCACTTTGTAAAACCTCATACACAACACACCCCCCTACCAAAGCAAAACGCGCCCCCATCCCACTACTATAAAAATTTGCTAAACTTTTTGTCTAACGCTAAACTCCAGAGTATGGGTATCCTCAATCACATCGCTGACTTTGAACCCGACGTTACCGACCCGGGGGATTTCGTGCCGCTCAAAAAGGCCGAACCCAGTCAAGTTTTGTCTGCGCAGTACGCCACGGCAGACTGGTTGGAGCGCTTAGGTGTGACGCCAGATGAAGAGATCGTTGATGGCTTAGAGGCTTCCAGTGCGCGCGAAGCGTTCCAGTCGCTGGTTACGGTAACTGACGACGACAAAAAGAAGGAGGCGCTTGTTGAACTGAAGACGCCGTTAGCTGTTCGCCAGTTAACTGGGATGTTGACGGCCTATGATTGGGAGTTTGTGCAGCAGGCTAAAGAGCTGCGCGGCTATACGGTGGCCAAGATCCTTGAAGAGACGACCAGCAACAACCCAAACATTCGGCTAAAGGCTTTAGCGCTACTCGGCAAGGTAACCGAGGTGGGATTGTTTACTGAGAAGATTGAAATCAAGAAAACCGAGATGACCGACTCCGAGTTGGAGACGCGCATTAAAGAAAAACTCAATCGGTTTATGCAGGTTGTCGATGTTGTTGACATAAATGAATCCCAACAGCTTCACGACGCTTAGTAAAGCGGAGCTGCATGCGCTCCAGCGGGCGCTGCCCCACATGTCCACCAAGGACAAGATGGAGCTATTTGAGGATTTGCAGATCCGTGAGCACCGCGCGCGCTTGGGCGCAGCAAAAACATCCATGCTGGGGTTTGCAACCGCCGTATATCCGGGGTTCAAGGTGGGCGCCCACCATAAAAAGCTAGCAAAAATCTTTGAGGCCGTCCTTTCTGGGGACAAAAAGCGCGTGATTATCAACATCGCGCCCCGTATGGGTAAGTCCGAGTTCTCGTCTTACCTGTTTCCAGCGTATTTCTTGGGCAAGTACCCCGAGAAGAAGATCATCATGGGCACGCACACAGCGAGTTTGTCCGAAGATTTTGGTCGCCGCATCCGAAATCTGATCTCCACTGAGGAGTACGCGGAAGTTTTCCCCCAAACGGGCGTGGCAGAGGACCAGAAGGCCGCTGGGAAGTGGTCGACTACTGCGGGAGGCCAGTACTACGCCGCAGGCGTAGGAGGCGCGCTAGCGGGGCGCGGAGCGGATCTGTTCGTAATCGACGACCCACACTCAGAACAGGACGTTCGCGCTAACTCTAGGCTGGCTTTTGATACGGCATGGAACTGGTTTCAGCAGGGGCCGCTACAGCGCTTGATGCCGGGGGGCGCTATTATAGTAATTATGACTCGCTGGTCGCTGATTGACCTGACGGGACGCCTGATCGACTACCAAACCAAGAACCCAGACGCCGATCAATGGGAAATTGTTGAGCTGCCGGCGATCCTGAACGAGGATACGCCAAACGAGAAGTCGCTTTGGCCCGAGCAGTGGCCGCTCGACCAGCTAAAAAGCAAAAAAGCCAATATGGACCCGCGTTTCTGGAACGCGCAGTACATGCAGCAGCCCACGGCTGACACTTCGGCGGTTGTTTCGCGCAAGCATTGGCGCATTTGGCCTAACGACGACCCACCCACTTGTGAGTACATTATCCAGTCGTGGGATACCGCGTTTGAAACCAAGAACAACTCCGACTATTCCGCGTGCACCACATGGGGCGTCTTCTATAACGAAGAAGAGAACAACTCGCCGCAGCTAATTCTGCTTGATGCGTTCAAGGATAGGATGGCGTTCCCAGAATTAAAGGCGACGGCGTTCAAACACTGGAAGGAGTGGAGTCCAGATGCGTTCATTGTGGAGAAAAAGGCAGCGGGCGCTCCGCTTATCCAAGAGTTACGGGCTATGGGCATTCCCGTTCAGGAATTTTCGCCTAGTCGCGGTAATGACAAAATGGTTCGCATGAACGCCGTAAGTGACTTATTTCATTCAGGAAAAGTTTGGGCACCCGATACGCGCTGGGCGCGCGAAGTGATTGAAGAGATTGCCGCATTTCCCGTTGGGGAAAATGACGATTACGTGGACACGACCACCCAAGCCCTGTTACGGTACCGCCAAGGCGGTTTTATTGCGTTGGATTCAGATGAACGGGACGAGCCGTCAATCTTTCGCCGCCGCACGGCTGCATACTATTAAGGTAAACAATGGCAACAAATATCGACAAGTCGCTCTATCGCGCTCCTCAAGGCATCGACACGCTGGCCGCGCAGGAAGAACCGCTGGAGATTGAGATCATTGACCCCGAAGCGGTCAACATCAAAGCCGGCCCGTTAGAGATAAGCCTCATACGAGATGACGAGACCGACAACTTTTACGCCAATCTTGCGGATGATATTGAACCAAGCGACTTGGATATGCTGGCAGGTGAGCTGGCTGAAGCTGTGGATAATGACCGCGCTTCGCGCAAGGACTGGGAGAAGTCCTACAAAGAGGGGCTAAAGCTGCTCGGCCTTCAATATGAAGAGCGCACGGAGCCGTGGAACGGCGCTTGTGGCGTGTTCCACCCCATGATTACGGAAGCCGTTGTACGGTTCCAATCCGAGGCTATCACCGAGTCGTTCCCAGCGCAAGGGCCGGTGCGCACCAAAATTTTGGGCAAAGAAACGCCGGAGAAAAAAGAAGCCGCTAAGCGAGTCGAGGATGACCTGAACTACGAGCTTACGGAAGTTATGCGCGAGTTTAGGCCCGAGCACGAACGCATGCTGTGGAGTTTACCGGCAACCGGCTCGGCATTCAAGAAGGTGTACTTTGACCCGTCGCTAGACCGCCCGGTGTCTATGTTTGTGCCAGCAGAGGACATCATCCTGCCGTACGGTGCCACAGATCTGGATACGTGCTATCGGGTCACGCACGTGATGCGCAAAACGGAGCAGGAGATTATTCGCCTGCAACAAGCCGGGTTCTACCGCGATATTGATCTGCCAGACCCCACCCGCGAGCAGACCGAGATCCAGAAGGCTAAAGACAAGGAAACCGGCTTTAGCGACATCAACGACGACCGCTATATTATTTACGAGATCCACGCCGATCTTGATATCGCCGGACTTGAGGACAAGGACGAAGACGGGGAAGATACGGGCATCGCCCGCCCGTACGTGATCACTATTATTAAGGGCACCAACGATGTGTTGGCTGTGCGGCGCAACTGGAGAGAGGACGACGAGTTCTGCTTAAAGCGCCAGCACTTCGTTAAGTACGACTACATCCCCGGGTTTGGGGCGTATGGCTTCGGTCTGTTCCACCTGATCGGTGGGTTCGCCAAATCTGCCACCAGCATCATGCGCCAGCTTGTGGACGCTGGGACGCTATCTAATCTGCCCGGTGGGTTGAAGTCCCGGGGCTTGCGTATTAAGGGCGACGACACCCCGATTGCTCCGGGCGAGTGGCGCGATGTAGATATTGGTTCAGGCGCTTTGCGGGACAACATTCTCCCGCTTCCATATAAAGAGCCGTCTAACGTGCTCTACCAATTACTGTCCACGATTGTGGAAGAGGGGCGCAGGTTCGCAGCCACGGCTGACATGCAGATTAGTGACATGTCGAGTCAAGCACCAGTAGGGACCACGCTCGCGTTGTTGGAGCGCCAGCTCAAGGTAATGACGGCGGTGCAGGCGCGCCTGCACTACAGCTTCAAGCAAGAACTGCGCTTGTTGGCGCAGATTGTTAGGGACGAAACAGACGCCGAATACGACTACGACCCAGAAGAGGGGCCGCGCAAGGCGAAGAAGTCTGACTACAACCATGTAGATATTATCCCGGTAAGCGACCCTAACGCGGCTACGTTAAGCCAGCGTGTCGTCCAGTATCAAGCCGTCATTCAGATGGCGCAGATGGCACCGGACATTTACGACCTGCCGCAGTTGCACAGGCAGATGCTGGAGATTTTGGGCGTTAAGCACGCAGACAAGCTGGTGCCGCTGCCAGAAGACATGAAGCCGCGCGATCCGGTAACGGAGAACATGAACCTGATGAAGGGTGAGCCGGTCAAGGCGTTCTTCTACCAAGACCACAAGTCGCACATGCAGGTTCACATGGCGATGATTCAAGATCCCACGATTGCGCAGGCGCTCGGACAGAACCCGAAAGCACAGCAGATTTCCGCCGCGCTGATGGAGCATATTGCAGAGCATGCCGGGTTCTTGTACCGCTATCAAGTGGAGCAGCAGCTTGGCGCGGCGTTGCCAAAATACGACGAAGATCTACCGCCCGAAGCCGAGTACGCGCTAGCCACACTAATTGCGCAGGCATCGAATCAAGTTGTTCAGCAGAACAAGACTCAGCAGGCGCAGCAGCAAGCGCAGCAGCAAGCCCAAGATCCGCTAATACAGATGCAGCAGCAAGAACTCCAACTTAAACATCAAGAGTTGCAGATGCGCCAGCAGGAGTCCCAAGCGCGGATCCAGCTTGACGCGCAGAAAGTGCAGCTCGATGCACAGATAAAACAACAAGACATGCAGCTAAAAATGCAGCAGGCGGCAGCGCAGGCTCAAGCAGCGCAGGCTCAGGCCCAAGCACAGGCAGGCAGAACGGCGCTAGACCAAGCTCGGCTTGAGCTGGATAGGGAGAAAATGGCGGGCGATAAAGAGCTTGCCGGTATGAAGATTGGCGCGCAGATACAAGAAAGCAAAACCAAACAGGAAGCTCAGCACGAGATTGAGGGGCTACGTATCGGCGCAGACATCGCCAAGCATAGAGCGCAGACAACGGTGCAAGCAGTGCAGGCCCAAGCGCAATCCCGAGCCACTCAACGAAAGCCGGAGGCTAAAGAATGATTCACGAATTTGCGCGCGTATTGCGCGAAAAGATCCGCGACGATTTGAACAACTACGCTGATGATTTGGCTAACGGCGTGTGTCAGTCGTTTGAGGAGTATCGAAAACTCTGTGGTGTTATTCAAGGTCTAGCCATCGCAGAGCGTTACATTATCGACCTTGCTAAAAGTGTGGACGAAGCCAATGACTGAAGAACTTACGCCTGAGCAAAAAGCAAAGACAGTTCCAACGCCAACTGGGTGGAAGATTCTTTGCGCTATTCCTGAAATGGACGACACGTTTGAGGGGACTGACATTGTTAAGCCCGGTGCGTTTATGAAACAGGAAGAGCACGCATCAACGGTGCTTTTTGTAGTGAAGATCGGCCCTGACGCATACAAGGACAAGGTAAAGTTTCCTTACGGTGCTTGGTGTAAAGAGGGCGACTTTGTTCTGGTACGTGCCTACTCGGGCACGCGATTGAAACTCTTTGACCGCGAATTCCGCTTGATCAATGACGATCAGGTTGAAGCCGTTGTTGAAGATCCCCGTGGCATTAGCCGCGCTTAATGAGGTGATATATGGAAGATTACAAGTTCCCCGATGAGGTCGGTGGCGTCCAAGCCATCAAACCAAACGACGAAGACATCGAAGTTGAAATCATTGACGATACGCCCGAACAAGACCGGGGGCGCAAGCCGCTAGACCGGGAAGTTGAAGACCCAACCGACGACGAGATCGAGTCGTACTCGGACAAGGTTAAAGGCCGCATTAAAGAGCTGACACACGCACGCCATGACGAGCGCCGTGCCAAAGAGGCTACGCTTCGGGAGAAGCAAGAGCTTGAGCGGTTTGCGCAACAACTGTTGGAAGAAAACAAAAATCTTAAACAGTATGTTGATAACGGTACGGTACAATATGTCGAGACTGCCAAGGCTGCGGCTGAAGCAGAACTGGCCGCTGTGCGTCGCCAATACAAGGAAGCGCAAGAGGCGTTTGATACCGATGCTATAATCGCGGCGCAGGAAGCGTTGACCGAAGCTAAGCTAAAGCTGGAGTCAATCAAGAATTTCCGCCCGACCCCTTTACAAACAACTTCAGATGCTGTACAAATACAGCAACCCGTTCCCCAAGCGGTTCAACCGGACGAAAAGACACTGCGCTGGCAGGCAAAAAACCAGTGGTTCGGAGCACCGGGGTACGAGGAAGTTACCAGCTACGCACTAGGGCTGCATCAAAAGCTAGTCAGTACGGGCACCGACCCGCGAAGCGACGAGTACTTTCAGGCAATAGATTCACGCCTGCACAAGACTTTCCCTGACTTGTTTGGGGGGTCTACCTCCAAGAGACAATCGGCAGTTGTTGCGCCTGCGACACGCTCGTCAGGCACAAGACAAGTCAAGCTAACTAACACGCAAGTTGCGTTGGCTAAGAAGTTTGGCTTAACCCCAAAACAATACGCTGATCAACTGGTTAAATTGGAGAATGCAAATGGCTGAAAATAACGCTCGTACCCCCCGTGACTTGGCGTCACGCGAAAAAACCGCTCGGGCTGTCTACGTACCGCCGAGTTCTTTGCCAGATCCTACCCCCGAAGCAGGCTATGCCTTCCGGTGGGTTGCAACGCACGTACTGGGGCAATCTTCCCCAACAAACGTGTCGGGCAAATTTAGGATGGGTTGGGTTCCGGTAAAAGCGAAAGACCATCCCGAACTGATGATTGAAGGAAACGCCGACGGCAACGTCGAAATTGGTGGACTTTTGCTTTGCAAGATCTCCATTGAAAAAGCGCAATCCATGGCGGATTACTACAACGATCAGGCGCAAAAACAAATGGAGTCTGTGGACAACAACTTCATGCGTAACAATGACCCCCGTATGCCGCTGTTTGCAGATCGTAAATCAACTGTCAGTCGCGGCGGATTTGGTTCTGGTATTAAATAATGGAGTTTTAAATGGCTTATCCTGTTATTAGTTCTCCCTACGGGTTAAAACCCGTAAACGAGTTCGGTGGGTTGGTGTACGCGGGTTCTACCCGTATGTACCCAATTGCCACTGGATATTCAACCAACCTGTTTAACGGCGACACCGTTAAGCTTTCCAATGGCACTATTGTTATTGACAACTACAGCGCCGCATCCAGTCCTACGTCAGCAATTGCTGGAACGATTGGCGTGTTTTTGGGTTGCCAGTATGTGAATAGCCTGTCGCAAACCATTCAGAGCCAGTACTGGCCTGCAAGCACGGTTTCTAACAACGCGCTTGCTTACGTTGTTGATGATCCTCGCACGGTGTTTAAAGCCGCTGTAACGGGTCAGGGGACTTCGTTGGCAAACACAGCTAACACGACCATTGGTTATGTTAACCCTGCGTTTGTTGGTACTAACATGTACACCCTGACGGGTAACAGCGGCTCCACGGTCAACGGTAACTCGTACCTCGCACTGACCGGCGGTGTGGTTTCCAACGGTACGGGTAACACACGTGTTACCACCGCTGCTCCGTGGCGTGTTGTTGGTGTTGTTCCAGATAGCGCTGTAGTGGTTTCGGCTGTTGCATCGACTTCGGGTTCATCCACCACCCTCACGTTGGCTGCTTCTAACTCGGCAATTCTTGCAGGTATGCAGGTTGTCGCCGCAGGTACTGGTGCGGCCCAAGGTAACTACATCACGGTTACCAACGTAAACGGCGCGACTCTCACGGTCAGCAGTGCTATCACTGTTGCTTCGGGTACGACCTGCTCGTTTATCGGGTTCCCGGAAGTCTTGGTAACGTGGAACGGAAACTTCCATTCCATGAACAACACCACTGGTGTCTAAGGAGTAAATAATGGCTATTTCACGCGCCCAACTACTAAAAGAACTCCTGCCGGGGCTTAACGCTCTGTTTGGTTTGGAGTACGCCCGTTATGGCGAAGAGCACAAAGAGATCTACGAATCTGAGAAATCAGAGCGTAGCTTTGAGGAAGAGACCAAGCTGTCTGGTTTCTCCGCTGCTCCAGTCAAGAACGAAGGTCAGGCAATTGCGTATGACAATGCGCAGGAAGCCTTCACCGCTCGCTACAACCACGAAACCATTGCGCTTGGTTTCTCAATCACCGAAGAGGCGATTGAGGACAACCTGTACGACAGCTTGTCTGCTCGTTACACCAAGGCTCTGGCTCGCGCCATGGCTTTCACCAAACAGGTGAAAGCCGCTTCGGTTATCAACAATGGCTTCAACGCTTCCTACCCCGGTGGTGATGGTGTCTCGTTGTTTAACACGGCGCACCCGTTGGTTTCTGGTGGCACGAACAGCAACACGCCTTCCACGGCTGCTGACTTGAATGAGACTTCGTTGGAGAACGCGGTCATTCAAATCGCTGCATGGACGGATGAGCGCGGCCTGCTGATTGCAGCAAAGCCACGCAAGCTGATCATCCCACCGGCTCTGATGTTCGTTGCTACCCGTCTGTTGGAAACCAGCCTCCGTGTTGGTACTACCGACAACGACATCAACGCTCTGAAGAACAACGGCGCAATCCCCGAGGGTTACACCGTTAACCACTTCTTGACCGACGCAAACGGCTGGTATTTGACCACCGACGTTCCAAATGGTCTGAAGCACTTCGAGCGTACGCCGTTGACGAACTCAATGGACGGTGATTTCGATACCGGTAACGTACGTTACAAGGCGCGTGAGCGTTATTCGTTCGGTTGGAGCGACCCACTTGGGATCTTCGGTTCGCCCGGTTCTAGCTGATAAATCAAGCACTTAGCTAGATTGGGGGCCGCGAAAGCGGCCCTTTTCTTTTACCTGTGTCAAAACTAAACTCGTATCAAACACTGGCAGTTTTCGTAAACGTACGAAAATATTTGCATTTCTCCATCCATCGTGTATACTGAAGGCTCCAATTACAGGAGCCCTCCATGTTCTACGTATACGTTTACCGCGACCCGCGACCCTCAAAAAACAACCAGCCGGTATATGTTGGGAAAGGCACAGGGGACCGAGATATCTCCCATTGGTCCCGTGGGTCACACAACAAACCCTTCCAAGACTTTATTGCCCACCTCAAACGGCGGGAATTGGTTGCGGTTTGCGACCGTGTGTTTGAGACGGAAGATGAAGATGCGGCCTTCGCAAAAGAAGTAGAACTGATAGCGCTGTACGGGCGTAGAGACCTCGGCACAGGTACGCTATTTAACCGCACTGATGGTGGCGAAGGTGTAAGCGGGTCCGTAAAAACGCCCGAAAACAAGGAAGTTGATAAATACAACTCACTTAAAAACTGGGCAAATCCCGAGTACCGCGCCAAAGTAGTTGCCGCCCAAAAAGCCGTGCAGTCCACGCCAGAAGCCCGCGCTATGAAATCGGCAAATAGCGCAGAAGCATGGACTAACCCGGAGACACGGGCAAAGCGGGAAGAGGGAATAAGGCGGGCGCGTAATACTGACGCATCCAAAGCCAAGACGCGCGCCCAAGCAAAAGCCCAGTGGAGCGATCCTGACTACGCCGCCAAACAGACCGCAAATAACCAAGAGATTGCGAATCGCGCCGAAGTCAAAGCCGCCAAAGCTGCCGCTGCAAAGGCGCTATGGGCGGACCCGGTATGGAAAGAAAAGATGTTGGCAGCACGGGCCGCGAAGCGCTTGCATTCCACAAACGCACGTGATATAAAGGCACATACCTAGACCACCCGACTTGCTAACTGACTAGGCAGACTCTCCTCAAGAGATAGCAAGTTTTGATTTGAGGAAATTATCATGGGTTTCGCTACGCACCTTGGTCCTTGGCTGCTCGGTACCATCAAGTACACTACCGGCACGACCGTAGGCAACATCCGCAATACTGGCGCAACGCTAGTTTCGCAAACATTTAAGAAAGACTACACAGGTCAGGCGGCTTCGGCCACCACTGACACGATCTGCGTATTGCCTGCTGGCGCTCAGATCCACTTCATCCACATTGATACGCTGGTTGCCTTTACGGGTTCGACCGCAGCTAACGTCGCGATTGGCGATGGCACCACGGCAGCTTTGTATTGGGCCTCTACGGATGTCACTTCGCAAGGCCGTGCGGCTGTTTCCAACGCCTCGGCTAAACTCGGTAACTGGTGTGGCGCGACCTCAACCGCCTCGCCTAACGGTATCGGGATTGGTTCAACGGATGTGAAGATCATCGCTACAATGACCCCCACAGTGGCTGCGGTAACTGCCGGCACGGTTCAGTACACCATCATTTACTCGGTGGCTAACTCGGACGGCTCGCAAGTACAAGCACCGTCCCAGAACTAAGTAGGGGGCTGCGATGCAGCAAACTGATGTAAAAAGCACCCACCTGAATTCTTCGGGTTCGGTGTTTGCTGGACGGGCGCGTATTAAAGGGATTGCTCTTTGTGCGACAGCCAGCACGGCTGGCACCCTTGTTTTGCGCGATGGCGGTTCTGGTGGTGCAAACGTGGTTGAGTTGGACATCCCATCTAACTCAAACCCCAACTCGTTTTACTTGTTAATTCCGGGTGAGGGTGTTCTTTGTGCCACTAACATTTACGCTTCAATCACTGGCCTTGCTAGTGTGACGGTGTTTTATGGCTAAGTCACCTGCATGGCAAAGAGCGGAAGGAAAAGACCCCAAGGGGGGCCTGAACGCGAAGGGTCGAGCGTCGGCGAAATCACAGGGGATGAATCTAAAGCCCCCCGCCCCGAGTCCAAAAACGAAAGAAGACGCCGGGAGAAGGAAGAGCTTTTGTGCGCGAATGAGCGGCATGAAATCGAAGCTTACCTCATCCAAAACAGCCAACGACCCAGATTCCCGGATTAACAAATCTTTGCGCAAGTGGAACTGCTGAGATGGAACACACTATTTGGAACGCTGTTCTTTCGGTTGGCGTGAGCGTGATTGGGTTTTTTCTCAAGAGCGTTTACGACGAGATACAACGCCTTCAAGTGTTGGTTAACAAAACCCGCGAAGAAGTCGCCCGAGAGTACGTTACCAAAGCCGAAGTCCACGCCGACATCAACCGTGTTATGGACAGGTTAGATAGGCTTGAAGGTAAGATTGACAGGTTGATGGAAAAACATGCCTAGTCGTTCAAAATCCCAGCATAATTTCATGGAGGCTGTAGCCCACAGCCCCGCCTTTGCCAAGAAAGTTGGCGTCCCCCAGTCCGTGGGCAAGGACTTCTCAGCGGCAGATAAGGGCCGCAAATTTTCAAAAGGTGGTGACATGGCTGAGTCCAAAGCAATGGTTGGCAAAGAAGTAGCCTTCATGAAAAAGAAGGGGGCTCCTGCCGCCATGATGAAACACGAGAAAGCGGAGATGATGGGTATGAAGAAGGGCGGTTCTGCTTCCGCCCGTGCGGATGGTGTTGCTAAAAAAGGTAAGACCAAAGGGATGATGCCCACAATGAAAGGACGGACGGTGTAATCATGGCTAAAGCACCAACCGTCAGCAAAGCCGAACTGGAAGCTTCGGACTACACCAATCTTCGGGACTACCTTAACGCTAAGCGCGGGCTGACCCGTCGAGGCGGCGGCGCTCCAGAATATAAGACCGGGCGCGAAGGTAAAGACACCGAGCTTGGTGAAAAAATGACTGCGGCAGAAAGCGCTGCCGCTGCCGAGCGCTTCGGTAATAAACGTGCCGCACGTGACACCGGGATGGTCGCCTCTGCCGGAATGCAGTCCCCAGATATGGCCGCAGCTTTGCGTGAAGGGTACGCTAGTTTGCCGGCTCGCGAAGAAACCCCAGAAGAACCCTCTTTTGCAGAAAAGTATTTAGGCCGCCCAAACAAAGAAGAACGCGCCGCTAACCGCGAAGGCGTTCGCAAATTTATTAAAGACAAACTCGGGTTTAAAAAGGGCGGTTCAGTATCTTCAGCTTCTTCCCGCGCAGACGGCTGCGCACAACGTGGCAAAACTAAAGGACGATTTGTATGAAACAGCCTGAATTTAAAAAAGAACCCGGCCCTGCTACGCACACGCACATTGTCGATCATGTTAAGCAGTACACGGCTGGCGGGCACACCCACCACATGGATCTGTGCAAACAACATGCTGCTGGGCACATGATGGAAAAAGACAAAGTGCAGAAGCTGTGCGGCGGCGGGATGTCGGGTAAGAAATGAGAGCTAGTCGCGGTATGGGGGATATCAACCCCAGCAAGATGCCCAAGCCAAAGGTCAAGGCTCGCCGCGACAACACTGATTTTTTGCAGTACGCCAAAGGCGGCCACGTGAACGAAGCTGGTAACTACACCAAACCAAGTCTGCGTAAACGGATTGTGTCTCAGGTAAAGGCAGCAGCAACGCAAGGCACGGGCGCAGGGCTTTGGTCCGCGAGAAAAGCGCAGCTTGTCGCTAAGAAATATAAAGCCGCAGGCGGCGGGTATCGAGATTGAAGCCTCCGCAGCAATCCCTTAAAGACTGGGGCGACCAGAAGTGGCGCACTAAGTCTGGTAAACCGTCATCCAAGACGGGGGAGCGTTATTTGCCCGAGAAAGCAATCAACAGCATTAGCCCCGCTGAGTACGCCGCAACGACCAAAGCCAAGCGCGCAGGCAAAGCGGCAGGTAAACAATTCGTAGCGCAGCCAAAAGCAATCGCTAAGAAAACGGCTAAGTTCAGATAAACCAAACGGGCTAAACAAATGGCAACAAATGCAGTTGGCGCGGATGTTGTACTAAACGTGCTTAAAAATGCGGGTGTTAACACTACCGGCATGAATGCGGCTGATTTGGTTAGCGCGTTAGCCAAGATTTACCCAGACGACGCAGCAAATCTTAGTATAGTGGGGTTTACGCCAAGTTTGACTGCGGCCCCGCCCGCCGGTTCAACAATAGGCCCAACAATAGGCCCAACCCCCGGCGCAACCCCCGGCGCAACAACCAGCCCAGCTACTGGCGCAACAACCAGCCCAGCTACTGGCGCAACCACCGGCGCAACCACCGGCACAACACCCCCACTTGGTAGCACAACAGCAAAACCAGTCGTACAAAATTTAACCGCTGATAACGCGGCTGCACTGCTTAAAAGCTACGGCATTTCTACAACCGGGCTAAACAATGCGGCCATGGCTGAGATGCTTCAGTACTATCAGCCGCAAGTATCAGTTAACGTAACGGGCAGTCTTTCCTCAACCCCAGCAAGTACGGCATCAAATTACGGCCCATCGTTTGTTGGGCCAATCATGTCGCAGCCAAGTTCTGTCGCAGCCAATACACCAAAATTTGTTCCTAAGTCCTTCATGACTCCGGGGATGTCGTTTAATCAACCCACACAGTTTGGGCAACAAGCATCAGCTCCGTTAAATCTCAGTCAAAAAGGGGCAACTTACGGAGCGCCGGCAGTTTTTTACGCAAACGCGGCACGCACCACCACACCCACACCGTTTCAGCCCGTCGCCCCAAGCATGGGGGCTGTGCCAGCATTTCAAAACCCGTTTACTACTACCCCGACCGCTCCGACCACGCCAACCACTACTACACAACCCGCAAACACTGTGGGCCTAGATATAGCGCAGAACTTTTTGCGTACTCGCGGAATTGACCCAATGGGGATGTCGTCAAGCCAGCTTTCTTCTGAGCTAGCAAAGCTTAATCCGGGTGAAACATTTAATATTTTTGGGTATGCCGACGGCGGCATGACCAGTTCTACCCCGCAGTTTCAAAATCCGTTTGGCCCACAACAAACCCCTAACGGACCGCGCATGAATAACCCCGGGCCTATGCAGCAACCCGCATTTGATCCTCGTATGCAGCCACAAAGTGTGTCTGTTGGCGGCACGCCGCAGCAGCCCGGGTTACCAAGTTTGCTATCTAACAACACGCAGAATCAATACCCAAATGGGTATACGCCAATCGGTCAGCCGCAGCAAAACCCCACTAACTACGGCATGTATCGTAGCTAATCATGGCAAATACTTCCGGCCAGACCACATTCAATCTCGACCTTTCTGAGCTGGTCGAGGAGGCGTTCGAGCGTGCTGGCTCGGAGCTGCGCTCTGGTTATGATTTGCGCACGGCTAGGCGGTCGCTCAACCTTATGTTTGCAGACTGGGCCAATCGCGGCATCAACATGTGGACGATTGAGCAGGGCACTATCAATCTCGTGCAGGGTCAGAATACATACCCGCTGCCCAACGACACCGTTGACCTACTCGAACACGTAATCCGCACAAACGCAAACAGCACATCGAATCAATCTGACCTGACCATCACCCGCATCAGCGTGTCAACGTACGCCACGCTGCCGAACAAACTATCTCAAGGTCGTCCCATTCAGGTTTGGGTGCAGCGCTATAACGCACAGACTTCCCCAGTATCCGCCACGCTCAGCACATCAATCAGCAGCACAGACACCACAATTACGGTGAGTTCAGCGGCCAACCTACCCGCTGCTGGGTTTGTGAAGATCGACTCCGAGATCATCAACTACGGATACATCACTGGCAACACGCTGTACAACTGCTTCCGCGCACAGCAAAACACAACGGCGGCATCGCACACGGCGGGCGCTACGGTCTATTGGCAACAGGTTCCTGCAATCACGGTCTGGCCTACGCCAGACAACACCACAACGTATCAGTTTGTTTATTGGCGTATGCGTCGCACGCAGGATGCGGGCGGTGGTGTCAACGTCATGGATGTGCCTTTCCGGTTTATTCCTTGCATGGCCGCTGGGCTGGCGTACTACGTCGCTTTGAAAGTGCCGGATGGTATGAACCGGCTTGAAGTGTTGAAGATGCAGTACGATGAGGCTTGGGAGTTGGCTGCACAAGAAGACCATGAGAAAGCTTCTTTGCGCTTGGTGCCGCGCCAGATGTTTATTGGGTATGGTCCGTAAATGGGCAACAGGTTTTCGTCTGGCAAGAACTCGATTGCCATATGCGACAGGTGCGGATTTCAGTACAAGCTGAGTTTGCTGAAGAAGGAAGTAATCAAGACTAAGACGTACAACCTGTTGGTTTGCCCTAGTTGTTGGGATCCAGATCAGCCGCAGTTGCAGCTTGGCATGTACCCAGTGGACGACCCGCAAGGGGTGCGCGATCCTCGTAAGGACAACAGTTACCAAGTGGCCGGCCTATTGACGGACGGGTACGCGGGCGGAGGGAGTAGAGTTATTCAGTGGGGTTGGAATCCGGTTGGCGGCGCTAGTAGTTTTGATACGGTGCTTACTCCAAATAACTTGGTTTTGCGGGTGGAATTGGGTACAGTTACGGTTGTGACGACATAGGAGTCATCATGGATAGGAAGATGGTAAAGGCTATCGCAGATGTCGAAGCCAAGAAAGAAGTTAGGGGCCATGAGGCCCGTATGCACAAGGGCGCTAAGAAGATGAAAGCTGGCGGCCCAACCTCGGAAGACCGCATGAAGTACGGTAAGAACCTGTCGCGTGCAATGAACCAAGGTAGCAAATGATGGCTAAGTTCAGCATGAAACAAGGCGGCAAAGAAGTTGGCCCAGCCGAAGTCTACGCAGAACCCCACGATATGACGGGCAAAGCCGGCGTTGATCTGGGCAATGACGGATACGGCGCGGGCAACCGCATCAAGCCAGAAGATGTCGCCATGAGTACTGGCGAGTTCCGCTCCAAGCCATACCCGGAAGTAAAAACCACCGGCATCAAAATCCGTGGTACTGGATGTGCTACTAAAGGCACGATGGCTCGGGGGCCGATGGCGTGAACTACACTCAGCTTGTAACTGCGGTCTCTGATTATACGGAGAACACGTTCCCGACTGCGGACATGAATACGTTCATTGAGCAGGCGGAACAGCGCATTTACAACACGATCCAGTTTCCTTCGCTACGTAAAAACGTGACTGGGGTGACGGCAACGGGGAATAAGTACCTTGCTTGCCCCGGTGACTTTTTGTCTGTGTACTCGATGGCGGTGTACACAACAGGTGGTGAGTATTCGTACTTGTTGAACAAAGACGTTAACTTTATCCGCGAAGCCTACCCACAGCCAACGGATACGGCAACGCCAAAGTATTACGCGCTATTTGGCCCACAGTCTACAAACGAAGCCGAGCTGACTTTTATTCTGGGGCCTACTCCAGACGCCATATACAACGTAGAGCTGCATTACTTCTACTACCCAACGTCGATTGTTACTGCGGTTAATACTTGGTTGGGCGATAACTTTGATACGGTGCTGTTGTACGGTACGCTTGTTGAAGCCTACACTTTCATGAAAGGTGAGCAGGACATGATGGCTTTGTATGATGGCAAGTACAAAGAAGCGCTTGCTCTCGCTAAACGGTTGGGTGACGGACTTGAGCGTCAAGATGCTTACCGTTCTGGTCAGTATCGTCAGAAGGTGACCTGATGGCATTCACGGGTAATTGGACTACTAACACGTTTAAGACTGGGCTTCCTAGTGGGACGTTCAATTTCAATACGGGTACGACGCAGGTTTTTAAGATTGCGTTGTATACAAACGCGGCTACGCTAGATGCGACCACAACCGGATATACATCAGTTGGCGAGGTTTCTGCCTCGGGGTACACCGCTGGGGGGCAAGTCCTTGTTGTTAACCAAGTCCCTACTGTTGGTGCTACCGGCACGGTGGCGTACTGGTCATTCAATAACGCCGTCTGGTCTACTGCGGTTACTGCGCGCGGAGCTTTAATTTATCTAGCGAACGGCGCTACCAATCCTGCTATTTGTGTACTAGATTTTGGTTCTGATAAGACTTCGACTAACACGTTTACTGTACAGTTTCCCGCTATCACCAACACAACTGCAATTATTAGGATCGCATAATCATGGAAAAGATGTTTGCTTCTGGCCGTTTTCACGTTCTTTGTTACGATGAGAACGGCGATCTAAAGTGGGAAGAGGGCAACTCTAACCTAGTTGTCAATACGGGTATCCAGTATATGGCTGGCGTGGCTTTAACTGGTACAACGCAAATTCTTAACGCAGGCTGGTATCTTGGGCTTGTTGGTAATGCGGGTACTACAACTACTTTTGCCGCCGCTGACACAATGTCAAGCCACGCCGGATGGAATGAGTTTATTGGTTACAGTCAATCAACTCGCGTTTCTCCTTCTTTTACTGCGGCCACCAACGCAAATCCTTCAGTAGTCACCAACGCATCCCCTGCTGTGTTCAGCATTAGCTCTGCGGCTGCGTTTACCTCAACGGGTTCTTCTATTTCTGGAACCACGTTGACGATTGGTACTTTGGTCACTGGGGGAGTAACTCCGGGGCAGATTATTACGGGTACTGGAGTGACGGCTGGTACTTATATTGTTTCGGGAAGTGGTTCTACTTGGACAGTTTCTCCATCACAAACCGTAGCTTCGACGGCAATTAGTTCTACTTCGGCTGTTATTGCTGGTGCTTTCTTAACTAGCGGCAGCGCAAAATCTGGCACGACAGGGACTTTGTTTTCTGGTTCTGACTTCACTGGCGGCGACCGTACCGTTGTTAGCGGCGATACGCTTAACGTAACCTACACCTTCAGCTTGACTGCGACCTAATCCCATGAAAATCGATTTTGAATTTGACACGCCTCACGGCGTCTTTCGAGACGCCCTTCACTTTTACGATGACACCATCCCATCAGACGCTGAGATTGAGGCGATGAAACAGCAGCGTCTAAATAACTGGCTTGCCATAGTTAATCCTCCTCCGCAAGAAACTCCTCCGGAGTAAAGCGTGGCAAATCGGTATTGGGTAGGTGGTGGTGGCAGCTGGTCTAACACCACAAAATGGTCTACGTCTTCTGGAGGGGCGTCTGGCGCATCCGTACCCACTTCTGTGGACGACGTTATATTTGATGCAAACTCCGGCGGTAAGTTTACTGCTACGGTAGATACCGCCCAAACCGTTAACTCAATAACAATTACACCAAGTTCCGGTGCAGGTGTTCTTACAATTGCGCTTATTGCAAAATTAACAACAAACGCGCTAACAACAACCGGAACGGCTGGGAATAATAGAATTGTTTTTCGTGGTAATACTACTGGTATTGCCATAGATTTTTCTATTAACGGTGCGGTAAGCATTTCAGACTGCGATTTTTCTGATGTT